TACTTAGAGCCTCTGAGGATGAACGCGGATTCGACTTCTATGATGATTTAGAAAGCGATGAAGCCTATTATCCCAAAAAGGATTATACTCTAAAATCTGCTATTGATGACCTTGTGAGCAACAGCGACAAATATCAGAATATTTGTGAGGAGGAAGACGAGGAGGAATAAAAAGCCCGACCTAAGCCGGGCTACGCAAGACCATTGGTCTCGAATCTACGATAGTAGAAATTAGCTCTTTGTGAGCGTTTGAATCCACAGGCTGAAGCCTGACAGTCAACGGAAGTTGTTGTTTTCTTTCAATTCCATAAAGGTACGATTAAATCAATATCCATAAAGGTACGATTAAAGCCTCCGAAGACAGGTGCAAATATAAGAATTAAAACAATACAGACAAAGAAATTGATTGTATTATTAACAAATATTTAGAAAAATTTCTATTATGGCAGAACAGATTAGAGTATGGAAGTCGAAGAACCTGCGCTCCACCTATATGCTTGTATATAGAGACGAGCAGACGGGGAGGTTGCGTGTCACCCGGATGGACGGAAGCAAATGCGACAATGAGAAGAGCCTGATAAATAGTTATAACATGTTTGGTGGTGGTCTTTGGGCAGCTTGCAGGGACATGGGCAACGATGTTGCTGAGATACGCGCTGCCGTAGATCGTGAGATAGCAGAGGAGACGGCACAGCGAGAGCGCGAGGAGCTTTGCCTGAAAGCGGAAGCCGAAGCTAAGGTGAAGGCTTTACAGGAAGCTCAGGAGATTAGGGCTGCGCTTGCCGGCACGAAGGACAGCGTATGCGTCAAGCCTATTGAGGTGTTGCAGCGGTACGACCTCTTAGAGGAACATCTGGAACAGCTGAAGCCTGGTGAGTATGCCGTTTGTGTCAATTATAAGAAGAAGGGCACGGTGGAGCTGCGCACGAAAGCACGAACGACCGACCATCTGAAGGTATTGGCAAAGGTGACGAAGGAGGAAAGAAACAGTAAAGCCGCTTTACATCGTTTTGCCGTGAAGGTGCGCGAAGCGTATCAGTCGGGCATTGTCATCATCGGAAAGACTCACGCCCTTCAGAGCTTCGGCAAGCGTATTGTGGACGCTGCCCTCTGTATCAAGGAGAGCCAGAACACTTATTTTTCATCATCTGCGCCACGTCAGTATTACGACAAGAACACGCTTGTGTATATGAAGTTGGAGCAGATAGAGAAGAATGTCAAATAAAAACATTTACAAAACAAATAATTATGGATAGCAAAAGTATTTGTAGGAGTGAAGATATGGAGAATACAGCAAGTAATACAAGAGCCGGTCGCCCCGCGATGGAAGGCAGCACACGCCGCTATATCGTTGCCGACGATGTGCATGAGTGGATCATCCAGCACGGAGGCGGACAGTATATCACGGACACCATGCGCTGTGTGCGTGTTACGAGCGGAGGCAAAGGTGCTGTAACAGATTATGCGATGTGCATTCTTCGCGCTGCCACGTGCTTCGATTTTGAGGTAGACCTTACCGAGTCTTATGCTGACTTAGGATTGAAGGCCCGCGACATGATATTGTCGAAGGTAAAAGAGCCTGAGACATATCATGTGTACAAGGAAGGGACGTGGAAAGATGGCGTTTTCTGTAACAACATTTGCTCCCTTGCTATCAGTTCACCGTCAGAATGCCCTGAAGACGAAAACAAGCGACGTTATTACAGGCCGTCGGGAAACTTCGGGGATTATAAGCGCATTCCTTACAAGCGGGTGAAAGCAGGAGACTATTGTCTGGTTAATCGGTACATCGACGACAAAGCACGAGTCGTAGGCGTATTGGCGCAAGTAGAGAAGTGAGAGAACGAAACAAGGACAAGAATAACATTTTAAATACTTTATAGAATATGACTAAGATTAAGGATTTTGACGATTATCGTGCGTTTGTGGACGTGGTGAAGATGCACGACTATAGATACTTCGGGCTGAACTGTCCGACCATCAGCGACGAGGAATATGACGTTATGTACTTTGCCTTGCAGGAGTATGAAGAGCAGCACGCGGACGAGGTATTGCCCGACTCGCCTACTCAGCAGTGTTATAGCGAGAACGGTAACGGAAAGCGCACGGTGGCACGTCGCACGGCTTGCCTCTCCATGAAGAAGCTGCATGATGCCAAGGCGGTGGTGAAATATCTGAGAGCACAGCAACGAGCAACCAATATCAGCTCTAAGGGCACGGAGGTTGATGTAGAGTGGAAGTTTGACGGCGAGACCGTGAGCTTAGTATATCGTCAGGGAGTGTTGGCAGAAGCCACCTACGGGCACGGCAAGGATCTGTTTGGCAACGACTGCCTGGATCATATCAAGCATGTACAGGGCGTACCTGCCCAGGTGGACGTATGGAATCAGTACGACCGTGTAGAGGTGAGAGGTGAGGTGATCATTTCGCTTGAGGAGTTTGCTCGTTATAGCAAGGCTGGCAAATCACCTCGTTCTACGAGCAACGGCATCATGTCCAAGAAGGTGGCTGTAAAGGACGAGTGCAAGCGCCTGGAGTTTCATCCTTTCCGTCTTATTATGGACGACGTGGTAAGGCATGCCGCTGCCATGCAGGCCCTTGAGCGTAACGGTTTCAAGACTTCGGGCTTCGTGTCGGCTCTTAAACTTGAAAAGCCGGATGCCGAGCTGGAGCAGGATATCGAGAACATCGTGTGTGCTGCCGAGGTGGAGCGAGAGTCGCTGCCCTACCCTACCGACGGACTTGTCTTTAAGTTCGACAACTACGACTATTACGACCGCATCGGACATACCGACCATGACGCAAAGTATAACTGCGCGTTTAAGTTCCGCCCGGTATTCAAGGCCGTAACCACATATCGCGGTCATCATACCACGGTAGGCGAGAAGACCGGCAAGATAACATACGTAGCCGACTTTGACGAGGTGGAAATGAACGGACACCTTTTCGCCCATGCTAACTGTGGCAGCGAGCGCACGTTCCTTCAGAAGAATCTTACACCTGGATGCAAGATTGAGGTCAGTCTGCACGGAGATGTTATCGTGTGTGTGGATGGCAAGGTGGGAGAAGAACCTATTATTGAGGAAAAGCCTATCATTGAGGACGTACCTGTTGTTGAGGACGAGCCTATTGTCGAGGACGAGCCTATTGTTATAGACGAGGAGCCTCTTGTTATAGACGAATCGGGATTTGTTCATCATCCAGAGCCTCACGTTATAGAGCAGGATATTAATCAGAGTCAGGAGCCGGAAGCAGAGCCGGAACCTATACCCCAGCCGGAGCCTATACCTCAGCCGAAGCCGAAGCGCAAGCGTTACTATCCGCAGGTAGGCGAGCCGACGCTGCGAGAGGAACGCGAGGACACGTCGGAAAGTGAAGACAAGGGCATAAGCGTGAAGACGGTGTTGGCGGGTGTACTGGCAGTGCTGATGGCTGTGTCAACGGGAGTCGTGCTGTTGGCGTTTGCGGGTGCTGCGGTGTTCTTAATGCCGATGATCGGCGGGCTGACGAAAGAATAACTTTAAAGATTAAATATTATGACATACGAAGAAACAAAACAATATGGAGCACACTCCGTTATCTATACTACCTTTTATGGATGCGGTCATTATATTGTGAACGACCGTGAGAAGAACGACGTGACAGACAACGAGTTTTTCACAGAGGAAGAAGCTCAACAGCGTATTGAAAAATTGAAGCAGCAGGGATATATCTCTGATGAAGAATATCAGAAGTCTCCTCGTCCAAATACCAATACTTATGAGTTATGGTCGGATGCAGACGAGTATCTTGATGATTTGATTGCAGAAGAAGACTAAACGGATGAAAATTAAAAACTACAGAGAACGCAGAGGACACGGAGATTTTTGTCAACGAACAGCTCGAAACAACGAAAAATTTAGAGTGTTTTGCGTCTTTTGTTGACAATAAAATCCGTGAAATCCGATGTAAGATAACTCTGTGTTCTTTGTGTCCTCTGTAGTTTTAATAATAATCAATTTACTAACTAAAACCTAACGATTATGAGAACTAACTTGAAGATGATGGCTGCTATTGCAGCCGTGGGCATGACGATTATTTCATGCGGTAGTGATAACGAAAATCTTGTGAGGGACGTGGTGTTAGGTGACTGCCCTACCCCATCGTCGTTGATTACTGACCCGCGTTATCGTCTGCCTACGAGATTGGAGGCTGCGCAGGTGTTGAAGTATGCTGATGGGCCGGATGGCTGTTGGCAAAGCAAGCAGCGCATCATGTGCATGGATAGCCATTCGAACGGCTATTACACGTTTGTACCGCATGGCACGGTAACGAAGGCTGGAATGAAGACTAAGTACTGCATTCTGCCCATCCGCACGGAGAGAACGAGCGAAGAGGATCATGTGGACATAACTGTGAATGACGAATGGGGCTGATAATGAGGATAGTGGATTTACATAATTCCATAAAACCACAATCTCATAAAAACATAAATCCACGTTTGTGGTTTTCCACGAATACACAAACACATCCACACATAAATACATAAACACACAAATACACACATCAACAAACCAATACACAAATCAAGCAATAAACAAATCAATACACATATAAATACATACATCAACAAAGTAATGAATAAATAAAGTAATAAACAAACAAAGAAATAAAGCAATGAATAAAGCAACCAACAAAGCAATAAACAAATAAATAAACAAATAAATGTGCGTGGATGTTTGGATATATCAGTTTTAATTCTTAAATTTGCAACGTGTTACAGAAACGATGTTTTCTGCATACATGAATAGATATTATCAACTTAAAATACATTTTACAGATTATGGAAAGACTAAGAGAAGTGCTTGCCTTTGTAAATCACAAAGGTGGGGTAGGTAAGACAACAACAGTGCAGAGCCTGGCAGCAGGTTTGCGTCGTTTTGGTAAGGGTAAGTTCGGCGTGGATGCCGACGGACGCAAACGACTGCCGCGTGTGCTAATCATCGACCTCGACCCGCAGGCGTGTGCCTCGTTCCTCTTCGGATGGAGTGAGACTCAGAATGTAGGCAAGCCTACCGTTTACGACGCATTGGTACAACAGAGCAATCTGCCCGTCTATCAGGTACGCGAGGGCGTTTACCTCGCTCCGGCTGCTGCGCAGCTCATATCCATAGAACCGTTCCTTAATCAGCGTGCCGTGCCTCGCAAGGCACTTTGCAAGTTGCTTGCCAAGCCATTGAACGAAATGGCTGGCACCGAGCTGGCAGACGAAGGCGTAAATACCGTCGTGGATGCCTTCGACTATGTGCTTATAGACTGTCCTCCAGCGATGTCGCTGCTCACATACAATGCACTTACGGCAGCCACAAGCGTAGTCTTGCCCGTTCAGCTCGAAGTGTTGGCAACAAAAGGTATTGCCGAAATCATCAACGCCATCGAGGAGACACGCGAGGATCTTAATCCCGACCTCGACATTCGTGGCTTGCTGATGGTTATGAGCAACGACCAGACTAATGCCACAAAGGAGTTTAAGGCTTATCTTGGCGAGAAGTATCAGGACTATATGTTCGACGCTTACACACGCCGCGACACCAAGATGGTGGAAGCCCAGGCTATGCGAGAAGACATATTTGCTTATGCACCGTATTGCAGGGTAGGGCAGGACTACGAGCGTTTTACCAAGGAAATTATCAACAGTTTCACTTTTTAATATTATAGGGTATGGCAAGAGAAATGACGAAGAAGACGAGACGCTTTAGTCTTGAGGAGTCTGACGCTATCGAGGAGAACGAGCGCATATTGGAATCCGGCAGTCAGCAGCGTAAGGAGAACAGGGAAAACAAGGGGAGTGGAGAAGCAGCAGCGAGTGCTGCCATTGCGCCATCCTCAGACACTCCGGCTACAGACGAGCCGACTGCTTCTACAACATCTGAAACTGAGACATCGACAACTACAACTTCTGTAGCAGATCAACCGACAACCACATCATTCAGCAACGGTATTGCTGTGAACATGCGCAAGCCAAAGGGCAAGAAGACCGAGAACGGCATCACCATCTACGTGCCGATGGAGTATTACGAGCGTATCGCTCTGATGAAAATGCGTACGGGTGTGCCTATCAAGGATTTGGCGTTACAGGCAGTGATAGAGTTTCTGGATAGAAACAAAATGTAAAATCTAATCTATTATGAAGAAGATTATATCAATATTTTTCGTGCTCTGTCTGTGCATGGCAGCAAGCGCACAACAGCACATGAAGTTCATGGGAATACCATTAGACGGAACGGTGGATAATTTTGCCCTGAAACTGAAGGCTAAGGGCGTGACATACGATGCAACACAGTCAAAAGCCGCTGGACCAGGTGTCAGGGTCTTTAACGGTAGGTTTATGGCTGAAGACGCTATAATTAGAGTAGCCTATATTCTTAAAAACAAAATGGTTTTTAGTGCTGTGGTTGAATTACAATATCCAACTGTAGAGTCAGCTCATATTCCTTTCTTGAACTTAACTGAGAGTTTGCAGAAGAAATATTCAAACACCACACCCGGGGAGAATTTAGGTCCAGACGGCGACGTCATTGGGCTGGCGTTTAATATTCCTGATGAAACAGGTGACAACAGTATTGGTTTCATCCTTCAAGCATTGAAACCATCCAGCTCAGGCCACGGTGTTTCTATCTTTCTGACGTACACCGATATGGATAATTTTTTGAAATGTGAGGCGATAGTCAACGAAGACTTGTAATGTGTGAGGTAAAAGAGTTTAGTATTATTTTACCTAATGCTAAGATAAGCAGGTAAAATATTACTAAATCTTTTTACCTTAAACGTGAAGTACTAAATTGCTTTACCCGAAAGATGGTGAGCAGGTAATATATTACTAAATCTTTTTACCTATATACTAAATGCTTTTACCCTACTATTTATAATAAGAATAAATGAAGAAATATGTTTCTTTATATTTATATTATAGATGCGGAATATAAATCACTGATTTTCAGCGTTTTTGTTGCGAGGTAAAGAAAAATAGTTAGTAAATAGGGGAAAAAAAATAGTAAATAGGTAAAAAACTTTAGTAACTTTTTACCTTAGAATGAAAGGACAATGTATGGAAAACGATAAAAAGTTACCACAAAAGTGGATAAACACTCCATTTGCCTTTACTCGACTTAGCAAGAACCTGTCGTTGTTGCAACAGGCGGTATTAGTGAAGGTGAGCGAACAACTCCAACCATTCATAAAGGAGTTCTTTGGTTCTGATTTGGCAAGGTCGCGTAAGGTACCGAAAGCCCTTTTCTCCGAAGCAGTGAAAAATTCTGGTGTAACACAGATATACATATCCTATGCTGAGTTAGGTGTGCCAGAAAACAACTTCTTTGCCGTAAAACAGGCAATGAAAGAAGTGTTGGATGTAAAGGTAGAAGGCCCGAAGAAAAACGAGGATGGCTCTATGGGTATGCACATGTATAATGTATTCCTAAGTGGCGAGACATCTATCAAGAATACAGGCGTTGTGTTTGGACTCAATCCGCAAGTGATAGACCCTGACAAACATCTCTATGTACTGGACTATGCCTTTAATATGGTCGAGGGTTATGTGTCGCATCCCGATAATATAGCTTTGATTGGCGAGGTGGCACGTATGCCGATGATATATTATATTCTGCGTGACGCAAGTGGCAACAACTGGAAAGAGCGTACAATTCGGCTTACGGTTAGTAAGATAAAAAAATATCTTGGTATGTTGGAGTTTAGTGGTGCCGAGCTTGTGAAGGAGGCTTATCCTAAATTTTCACAGTTCAAGAAAAACGTACTCGACAATAGTATTGCCGACATCAACCGACTAAAACAGTTGGGACAGATAGATGTTTGTATCAGTTATGAGTCTATTTATAACGGCAAGCGAAAGGTAGGTAATCCTGCATTTATTGATTTTACCGTTTATGACACAATCGAGCAGATGCAGCAAGCGGAAGAACGAAAAAGGCAAGCCCAGCAGTTGGCATCGTTATTTGCCGAAGCAGAGGAAGTGAAGCCGAAGCCAGGCGAGAAGGAGTGGCAGCAGCTTTTGTCTATGCTTGATGGTGAGACGGGGGTGTGGCTGGGTAGTGAGATGTCGGAATTGTTGAGAAAAATGAAGTTTGATGATTACGACAACAAGACTGTCCGGATTATTGCGACTCAGGAGCAAGTGGCAGACATGGAGAACCTGTTGGATAACAATATACTAAAAAGTAAGTTTAGCCAATTACTTGGTCATTGTTTTAAGGGAGATAAACGCAAAAAGGTTCGTTTGGATTATAATAAACTTAATAAATAGTTTCACACCGCTTACCCTCCCCATAGGGTAAGCAGTGTTTTAGTATGTCCCGTCGGTGTCGGCGACTTTTCTTAATTTTGTACGCAGAAACCAACAAGACATTTATATGGGAAGAATCAGAAACATTATGCCATGGCTTATGGCTGTAATCATGCTCGTGGGCTGTGCTGCATCGCGAAAGACTGAAGGTAGCAAGAGCGAGGAACGACGGGACAGCACGGTGGTAGTCATTACGGATAGCGTAAAGAAAACGGATGTGAAGACTGATAGCACCGTTACTTTTGCTACAGACGAGAGTCATACGTCCGGCACCACGAGCGAGAAGGGTAGGGGAGAGGAGATTATCCAGGAGCGAGTGACCGAGAGCACGGACGCTCAAGGCAACAAGACCACCACCACCGATCGAACTATCCATCGTAAGGGCGACTATGAGCGCAATAGTTCATACAAGGAGCATTTCAAGCATCTGGAATCAACCATATCACGTATGCAACATACAATAGACAGTTTAGTGTTGAGCAATAAGCTGAACGTTGGCACCCACTGGGCGAAGAATGACAGTACGGGTGTAGAGAAGGAGAAGAATACGAAAGATATTAAGGTTGCGTCTGATGGAGAATATATACGCATGCTGATAGCCGTTATCATTTGTTTTGCTCTTCTTTTTTGGTACGTCAAGCATAACGAACAAAAATAAGATTTTATGGGAAAGAAAAAGAACGACATGATGGAACTGTCCGAGCAGCCGGAAGTCACCTTGCAGGACTTTGTTATCCCTGCCAAAATAGAAGCTTTCTGTGAGAAATACAAGCCTCTCGACCATTGGCGCGAAGACTGCGACATGTTCTCCGACTATCAGCTTCGCTCGTACTTCAAGGCAGTGGTGTGTCCGTTAGGCGACCCGCTGGCATTGTACCTTCAGGAGTTGGCTGTGAGAGGTTTTAAGATGAAGGATGACGAATGTGGAGAGCCAGTCATCTATGCTGCGCTAAGATGAAACCCCGTCAATTAATAATTAATAACTAAAAAATATAGAAAATGAAGAAGCCGCATTATTTTTACAAAGTGAGTGTTGACAAAAAGGTGGCTCGTGACATTCAGACTTTTATGTACCGTTGTCAGGATGCCGAGCAGACGGCCCTCAACTGGGCGCGGAAGCAGGGAGCCGAACATTATTACGAGTCGCCTAAAGGCATGGCTGGTGGAGTGGGAGCCGTGGAGTTTGCCGACACCACCGGACGTGACGGATGGGACAGAACGGAGACACCCGACGGACGCGTGTTGTTTTTCCCTATGGAAGGCACAGACTTGGAAAAGGAAATGGCAGCGCTGCCCGTTGTGAGTGAGGCAGAGCTGATAGGCATACTCAACCTACAGCCGAAGCGCACAAAAGGCAATCTGCCCATGCCTATGAGCTTCGGCGACAGAACGCCCATCGTATTCCTTCATCATGGATTTTGGTATATGGACGTACCGTATGTAAGCGCCGACATGACGCTTACGCAGATAGAAGAAAAAGAGTTTTACCGTCGAAAGTTGGCGGCTATAAATGAACAGAAATAAGACTATAGTAGTTCATTGTGATAGATAAGTTTTAGTGATTTAGTAATTAGCTTTTTAGCTTATTATTTTTTTTATTTAGGTTTAAGTTAGTTTTTGGCGTTACCCGTCCGTGATGGATAGGTAACGCTTTTCTTGTTTTGTCCTCAGTCATGCGCCGGATGGTCGGCAACCATGTAGCCACCGTGAACACCCAGGCTGTCAGCACGGGCATTCAGCAGACGTGTCAGGTCAGCAATCTGCTTCTGCTGTTCGGCGATAATGTCGAGCAGCTTGCCACGCTGTTCGTCGTTCCTGCGTTCCGCTGCCTCATGCCGGGTCTCAATTTCGAGCAGCGTCCTTACACTCACATATTCAGTCTTGTCATGCTCTATAGTCGAGCCGTTGTCACTACCTTCTACGCCTATGTATCTTTCGGCTTCAGGAATGACCGACGTTACGATGCTGACATCGGTCGGACTAATCAGTGTGCGCTCGCCCTTTTGCCTACAGTCGAGGTCGGCATATCCGCCGTCAGGCTCCAGCTGGTCGTTCATTGTGGGTTTGCCTGGAACGAATGTCAGATTGTCTCCAGCTTCCTCGTCGCAGAAGAAAGCGGAAATCGGAACCTGAAAAGCATTACAGAATCTGAGCATGCTGATAACCGGCATCGGACTCTCTTTTCGTGCCCAAGCCTTTAATCGACTGTTAGTCTTCGAGCCTAACGCTTGAAGGATGACTCCAACAGGAATGTCGTCATTTGCCTTGATCCATTTTTCAAGGAAAGAGTAATTGTACTGATATCTCATAATCTTACGTTTGATGAAAATATGTATATACGTTAAAAAGTGTTATTATTAGGGTTAAAACCGAACGTGAGTATTGTTTATTCAAACTTAAATTCTTAAATTTGCAACAAATATAACAACAAACGACGAAATGACAAAAGAAATTTTTGATAAAATAACGACACCGTTTTGCCCTGTTAGCGCAGAGGAGATTTCGGTGGACGAAAAGAAGTTTTTGCTGGAAGCTTTTGCTCCGAAAGGCTTTACGTCGTCCACTTTCTACCTGCGTTTCTTCCAGAAGGGCTTTTCGGAATGGGAGCTGTTAGGTATTAATGAATGTAAAAACCAATACTTACGTTTGCCCGATGTCGCAGAAACACTTTTGAAATTCGTTGACATAAACGCTAAAGGCTCTTCCGTGGGCGATAGGGGATTTCTCTATACGCTTGCCCATAGTGACGCTAAGGGCGTGTTTTATGAGTGCTTGCGAAAAGCCAACAAAGGGCTTTGCAGTAAGTTCTTCGCTTTTATGAACGAGCGAGGCATGAGCACCAACACTGTCCTGAAGCGATTCGCATCCGACGACTGGAAGCAGTGGGAGCTTGACGGAATTAAGAATATGCTTGAACCATTCGCTAAAAACTAAGAAAATGAAAATTTTAGATATTTCCTTCGACTTCGAGACGTGTGCCTTATGCCCGACCACCGCTGTAATGTCCGTGGCTGCTGTGGCCTGGAACCGTTATGGCGAAGAAAGCCCTTTCTTTGTGGAAGATAAGGAAGCTCCTGCGACTGACCTTCTCTACAAGCCGTCGCCTACGTTTTGCTCTAACGTGGACCTTCGGGGAATGTTCCTTGATGGATTCACGTTCGATCAGAAAACGGCTGACTGGTGGGCACGAAGGAGCGAGGAGGCGAAGAAAGCCTTAATAGAAGGAGCTGACGGCGACCGTACATGCAGACTGATCACGGATGTCCTGCATGGACTGTTCAAATGGGCATTTGACTTGAAAAGCTCGTTCGAGGCGGAGGAATTATGTCTGTGGTCGCAGGGTTCTGATTTCGACATTGCCATACTCCGCAATATATGTTATTACTACGGCATCAAAATCCCCTTTCATCATCATAACTTCAGAGACCATCGCACGTTCTTCCTCGAAGGAGCACGTATCATCTGTGATGTCGCTGACAATGATTTCGACCCGGAAAAAGCCTACTCGCTTGTGGAAGACTATAAGGGACCGGAAGCGGAGGTGGCACACAACCCACTATACGACTGCAACCGTAGTGTATTCTCGACGTGGCAGATGATGAAGCATCTGCGATGTCTGAACTTCAACAATAATGTCAATGTATAATCGCAAACACCTGCATCGCATAGCCTATACCGAGACTATCCGCGACGAAGACTCGGACACGCATATCCTGCTCTTCCAGGCTCCGTTTTCGTTAGTTAAGGACGTATGCCAGAAGGTGTTCACGATAATGCAGGGCAATGTGGAAAATATAATAGTAAGAAACGAACATTCATGCCGGGTGAGAAACGGCAAATGTTACTGGCGCGTGGCAGTGGAGGTTGTCTCCCTGAACGAGAATTTCATTTCGTTCAAAGAGTTCGTGCTGATGATGATTAACAGCATGAAGACTATGGCTAATTGCAAAATCCGCCATTTCCGTACGGAGACGTTTCTGAACTTATAGCGAAATCAACAAATGTAAAACAAACAAAAGAAATAAAAAGGCCTTGGCGGCGATGACGGGAACGGCAACGTCTCGTAGTATTATGGCACCGGTCGCATGGAATTAAAAAGCCTCGGAGCGACTGCCTTGTTGAGTACATAGGAACATCACCGTCGGTCTTTCTTTCTTAAAAATAACAGCAATCATGCTCTTTCATCCGATAATAAACCGTCTCGCCAACATCGACCTTCTCACGCTTGTGAAGCCCGCCGATGATCAGCACTTCGAGGGCCAAGTGGCTTGCTTTTGCCCTTTCTGTCAGAAGCAGTCAGCCGACGGTGTGTCGGACGGCTGCAAGCAGACTCCTCATTTCATCGTTTATAAAAACGAGCGCGGAGGTCTGTATAATGGGGTGGGAGTGGATGACAACCGACTGGCAAAGCAGGGAGCCGTACACTGGAAGTGCACAAAGACGGGGCGGCAGGGCTACGGAGCGCTGGAGCTGTATGCTGCCATGCGTAATATGCCTATGTATGGAGCGAGTCTGCTTCGCTTGTGTAAGGATCTTTTTGTGCGGACTTACGGCGACACCGAAAAAGTGCGCAGCGTCTTTCCGTCGGTGTTCGGCAGGATGGACTACCGCACGATAGCGCAGCAGACCATCGAGACCTTCTCTTTTATGCCGAAAACTGACTTCAATCCGCAGGAGCTTGCCGCTCTCGGATGTGAAGTGACGCTCGCAAAGGGCTTGCCGGTGTTCGGTTTCGGTAGAGACTTCAACACCCAAATGCTGAATGACGATTTCCGCATCTATGCCGTTGACAGCGTGACATTGCCGAATGTGGTACGCGAAGGAAAGAAGGTAAGCGAGATAATCTACGGCACGCCGTGGAATCCGCTCTTTGTATGCTTCGCCAAGGACGGCGAGCCGTCGCTCGAAAACACATACGGCTGTCTTTTCCGCCCTGCAATGAAAGACAGCGACCCGATTGTGTTTTCCACCGACGAAGAACACAGCGTAAGAAAAGTAAGCCGTTGGCTGATGGGCGACAGGGTGTTTGTCTATGCGATGAACAATCGTGATAGCGCATCCACAGCCGTTCATGCTGCCATACAGAAGTTTGAGCCAACAGAGAAATACACCGAGGAGAAGGAAATATGGGTGGAACGTGAAGACAAGGACGGTAAGGGTAAAGGAACATTCAAGCAAGAGAAGGAGAAAATTCCTACAGCTCAGATAAAGGCTCGCAACATCGTTTTTTGCCGCACACCCGAAGACGCTTTGAGCGTGTATTATGCCATGCGCTCCCTGCGCCTTGACAAGGCAGAAGACCAACACTTCCAAGATTTCTGTTGGTATCATGTGGCGTTCTCGCTTGGTCGCAGAAACTTCTGGTATATAGAGCGTGGTGAGTGGAAGTCTGAACCTCTTGACTTTAAGGCCATACAATATCAGAAGATGAACCGTTTTGCCGAGCGTGTCATTATTCTCTACCCCAACGACATTGCCTCGCAGCGCGATTGCGGAGCTATAGCCACAAAGTTCAGCTCATTGCATTATGCCATGTTGCCCGAAGGCTTCCGCTCACGTTATTGCAGACGCTGGCAATGGCTATACGGATGTTCGCCTCGCAGTGTGCGCGACTATCTGCTGACATACACGATGAACGCAGAAGAGAACTTCCAGTTCGACCATGATGTGCGTCTGCCGCTTTACTCCAGTTTGCGAGGAGCAAGCAACACGGAGCCGTTTGATATAGAATGGCCGCGTGACCCGAGAAGTGGTAAGCAGAAACCGCCTACATGCAAGGTGTCGCCCACGCGATTGTGGGTGTTTATGACGGCTCACGGTTATTATCGTATGATAGACCCTGAGAGTACCGACCTTGTGGGACAGTATATCCACTTAGACAAGTGCTTTGTGGAGTATATCGACGCTAAGAGCATTATCCAGGCAGCAAAAACGCTGTTGTTGAAATATACAAAACAGGCTTTTCGACACATCGACATCGAGCAACGTCTGATGTCTGACTGTGCCAACATGATAGACAAGACATTTACGGAAAAGTCGGCAGGTGGTTTGCAGAGCATGGTGATAAACTTTGCCGATGCCTTCGATGCCAAGACTGAGTATTTCTACTTCAATAATGTGGCACTGAAGATAACACCCGACAGCATCCGCACGGTGTCTTATGACGATATCAACTTCTTCATCCCCTCGCTTGTAAAGAAGCCGTATGACTTCACGATGCGGGTGTTTAAGACACCATTTACCATTACTGAGCGCCAGGAATATCGCGACCGACTGGATGCGATAAACAAGAAGGAGGCAATGAGAAATGAGGACGGGTCGCCAGTGTTCTCCACTTTCGAGATAGGGCAACTTAAAGCCGACCTTGAAGAATGGGCTCAGACATACCGTTGGAATGTCAACTGGCAGGGACAGCGAGAGAGCGATTTGTGGCCGATATTGCGTATTGTGCGTGGTTGTTCTAACGTTCTTTGGGAGCAGGAGCAGGAAGCACAACGCAACAAGAAAGAACTGACGGATGAAGAGCAAGCCATAATAGGTGCGCATTTCGTCAATATGATTTCAGCCATTGGACATTTGTGTTATCGCTCTAACAAAGGCATATTGCCCGTCTGTCCTTACTTCCTTGAAGACGACATTCCCGACGAGAAAAAGGCTACTGGCGGTTCGGGCAAGTCGCTCATTGTGAAACTGGTGGTAGGCAGCGCTGTTAATGTTCTCGATGTCGATATGAAACGCTTTGCTTCCATAACGGATGCAAAGTTCGAGTTGGGCAAACTATCCTCTGAACCTTATAAGTACAGGGTGTTGCATTGGGAGGACAAGCCTAAAGCGTTTCCTATGAAGTATTTTTACAACATGGTAACGACGGGCTTGACGGTAGAAAGAAAAAGCGTTGACCCTGTTACGTTTTCAGCCGATGATGCTCCCCGAATCGTTATCACTTGTAATTATCCTATGTCGGATGATGATGATTCTACGGTAGGACGTTTCCCGCTTGTCAGCTTCTCCAACCGTTTTGCACGAGCCAATCCGCAGAAGCATAAGGCAGCACGCCCACCATCGGCATTGATGAAGAATTTCAGTCTGGTGCCTGAAGAGATTGATGACGCTGACCGCAACCAAGCCATCTATCTTTGCGCCCTTGCGGTGCAATTTATGATGCGCTATCATACCTTTGCCATTGCACCGCAAGGCAATGTGCGTCGTCGTCAGATGGTGCAGAAGCTCACCGAGAGCATCGTGCGTTATTTCGAGTGGTTCTTCTCTCGTAATGAGGTCTACGGTGTGCCGATATGTACGGATGATATGTTCAACGAGTTTATGCGCGACTGGGCAGATGCCTCCGAGGGAAAATCGAAGGAGTATAGCCGAGCCACCTTCAAGAAGAAGATATACGACTATTGCGAAAATATGTCGATAATGTGCAACCCCAAGCACCTCTTTCAGAACGACCGCGACAAACAGCGCAAGTGTTTCAAGTTGCAGGCGTGGGTTACGCAGGAATACTTCACCGGTCGTGAATGGGAGAATGACAATACCATCGAGCCCAAGTATATCCGCTACTTGCAAACGTCATGTCATGTCTTCTTCTTCTTCCGTCCAGACAAAGACGAAGTGCCGAAGGACTATAAAGAACTGAAACGCATTGCCCGTGAATACGCCGAACGCCCCGACCCGCTGCCTTACCGCGACGACGATGGCAACATCGTTACACTCACTGACGAAGAAAATGAACGATGGGAGAGCAATAAGACGCGCAAGCAGGGTAGACGGATGGCGCCACCTGCAGTAGCTACGGCAGCTACAACGGCTACGGCTGTAACGCCGGATGCAAACGAAGACAATATGCCGTTCTGATAAATATGAATGTAGAATTTTTTAAACAAAACGATATGCGAACATTCACCCCCCCAAAATGCGAACACTGCATTTCCTACGATCATGTGGATTGCGGTTGTAAGGAGAAGAGTTCTCCGTTTTTCGGCGGAAATATAAGCCCGCTGCATCCCGCTTGCAATAGCTTTATCAGTACGGCAAAAGTGTATGCACCGAAGAACCGAGTGAAGAAATGGTTCAAGGTTCGCACGATGGACGATATGAGCGACAGCAGGGCGAGATTATATTAAATTTCTTAAATATAAAGATATGATTTATGCAGATATCGAAAAGCTCGAAAGTTTTAGACATCAATGCGACTTGGATTTTAGCGGCCCTAAATATTATGGACAAGCTCTTCAAAACTCCAATCGAAGACGTAAAAAATTAAGATCTAAAAACAAATAAAATAAAGAGAGCCAATAAAGACTGCCCTTTCCGTAGAGAGGAACAATATACGAGAAAAGTAATAAACATTAAATAATTAACAATTAAACAATAAACAAATGGCAAGTTACAGTGGCAATATTGACTATCTTGCACTTAACGGGGTGCAAGTGTTAAAGGGAATTGACAAGAACAATCCCGAGAGAGTGTTCATTTGCACGCCTTTGGATGTAAACGAAATCAAGTGGGAACATCATCCGCAGGACCCAAACCGTATGGTGGCAAAGATGCGTGTTAACATCTGGCCTCTGAGTGAGAATTATAAGAATGTAGTGCGTCGTTCTGTCCAGGAGCGTGGCGATGCCAATGTTTCCGTTCCGACACACGAAATGCAGATGTCGTTCTCGGTTGACTATATCAAGGACATTGCGAGGAAGTTTCCGAAGCTCGTAGAGCAAGTGAAGGAAGCCAATAAAGAGCGCGATCCTGAGATTATGGGCCAAGACCCTACCGACGAGAATACCCACCTCTTCAAGGCTATCCGTCAGCGTTTAAACAAGCGTCTTGCCATGCTCTATCAGCCACAGCCCACCCAACAGTCGCCTTACGCCACACCTAATGTAGGTGTAGCAGGTGCAGCCACCAGTTGCGTGGCTCCGGCAGAATCAAGTGGAGTTGATCTTAGCGGTTATGCTCCGGCAAACGAAGACGACTTGCCGTTCTAAGCGTTGACAGCCGCTTCCCTATAAATAAATAAAAACTAACAAATAATAAATTAAAAAACGTGAAGCTACAAGCAAAATCATCCCGCGTACTCGCAGCAGCCTTGCAGAAGTCTATGCGCTGCATCGAGAGCCGTAACACCATAGCCATCCTCGACAATGTGCTTCTTTCAAAGCACGAGGACGGCAATCTGTATTTTACGTCCGCTTCCACCGACGCGCAGCTCACTATCCTCGCGCCTCTGACGGTCTGTAACGGACAGTTCGGTGGACCGCTGGCTCTGCCCATCAAGATTATCAGCCAGTATCTCGCCACACTGCCCGATTGTACGGTCACGCTGAACTTCGTCAGCGACAGCACACTCCAACTGGAGTATTGCACCGGTAATGACGATAACGTGAAAGAGGGTAGGGTAACTATTCCTTACTACGATGGCAAGGATTTCCCCATGATGGCTGTCATGGGCGAAGAGAAACTGCATATCACATTGCCTGGAGGCAGACTGCTTGACGTTATCGGCAAGACCAGTTCCTTTGTCTCTTACAATGAGCTGCATCCGACGATGAACGCTCTTTGTATAGACGTAGCGGAAGACATGAGCGAGGTTATCTTTGTCGGTACTGACGGCAGAATACTCCTGAAGCACACCTACTCTAACAACCCCGACAAAGGAGGTGGCAATTTCTTCGTCAGCGGACAGCCCGACAAGATGCTTATGCCGGTGTCACACTTCTGTCCGCTCGCCGTTTTTGATAGTTCCGAAAACATCGACATTATCAGTGACGGACGTGCCATCCGTTTCACATCGCCCGCTGCCGACTTCCTCTGCAAGACTATAGAAGGCAGATATCCTAACTATAATTCGGTTATACCGCGCAATAATCCTTATCACGTCTGTTTCAGCAAGAGGGAAATGCTTTCCATCCTCAAGCGCGTGCGACTGTTCGGAAGGGATGACGACCTCGTAGAGTTGCGCAAGGAAGGAATGTTCTTCAACGTGTCGGCGCAGGACATCGACAACGCGCAGGGAGCGGAAGACCAGGTTGTGATAGGCGATGCGGAATGTCCTGACGGCTTCCATATTGGTTTTAAGGGCGAAAACGTCGCTCGCTGTCTTAATGCTCTCGACTCTGACGACGTTCGCCTCCAGATGTCTGACTCCACACATCCCAGCGTAATGACCGTTGATGTTCCCGCTCCGGACACATTGTCTTTGATAATGCCAATGGTGCTTGAAGACTAAATAATAATTAATAACTAATAATTAATAATTAAATGGATGATACTCTACTATTCATACCGCCTTGCTGCGTAGACAATAAGCTGCCCAAGGCGGTTAATCAGGCACCTCACCGTCAGCTTACGTTCTATACGCATGGCGACGTGACGGTGGAGAAGTTCTATAAGGCAGTGAGTCACCTCGTAATTGACCCTCATGTCATGGTGCTCACTATGCCTTTCCCTAAGCAGGAGACCTTTGTTTTTCTGGAACAGTGTTTTGAGAGAGGCTGGATTACCCACCTCATTCTCTCCACTGCCCGCCCGTATGACTCGTTGCTGTATAGATACCTCGGCGTTTATATCGACCGCATCCTCTATGCGTCGAGCGTGGATGTCAGCGACCTAAGCAGCCACATGGTCTTGTATAATAAGGAGCGGTCTCTGACGCTTAGCGGACCTATGTTCGACCGACCTCAGAACTGTATACGTCTCGCTGCCTACACCCTCGTGTTCCACCCGTCGCATCTGCTTAACTCTACAAGCGACTGGGGCAACTCGCTCCGCAACATCCTCTTCCCCGACGTTTTGTGTCAGCGGCAGAAGCTGTTTGCAGGAGGCGTAAAACTGATAAAGGACAAGGAAATAGACAGGTTCATACACTTGGAATTTCCACCACTTAAAGAAGAATAGACATGAGACCACCCACACAGTCATTCACTGAGCTGCGCCGCTTTATGGAGAAGTGGCAGTGGGACGACCCACGCACGGGACAGCGCGTCACTGGCTTCAATCCACCGCAGACAGCCAGGAACGTACAGCGTATGCCGTTCTACATTCGTTTCCTCACAAAGACGGGACACGTAGACACCGGCACCTGCGTCTGCCTCTCCGTTGACACCATACGTCATCAGCGTAAGGTGCAGTTCGTGGAAAGTGGCGAGATAAGGGTAGTCAATGATATACTTGTGCTGGAAGTAGACGGCACGAGATTCATTACGCATTAACTGTTTCTTTATTATATATATTATACGTTAAAGTATAGTTTTTGGTAATAAGTTTTTTACAAGAAAATCAAGTTTGTTCGTCCGTGAGGATATGTACTTGAACCACGCTTTTAGCAAATATATTCTATTTTCCTCTTGGTTCGTGAGAATAAAGAGGTTTTCAAAGTAACAATTTAAACCAAGATATTATGTTTTTCAATAGATCCAACAAAAAGAAAACCAAAGAACTTCGGGATTTGTCAGCCACTTTCGGCATTCTTGACGAGTTTGAACGCCACGGTGTCATCCACTGGCAACGTAAGGACAAGGTTCTTCTTATCGAAGAAATTCTTGCAAAACTGAAGTTGGCGGAAGGACGTGACGGATTCTCCCATTTCCTCTTACAGGTTTCGTTATGGCAGAACAACCGTCTTCTTGCCGAAGCCTACGAAGCCCACCGTCTGAAGATAGAGACCGAGGCAGTGCGTAAGGCTCAGGCTCGTTTTGCGATGCTGACGAAAGCCGACCTTCAGCGCATCCGTCAACAGGCACGTGAGGATATGGAGCCTATACCGCCCGAGAAGCTTGACTGCATAAAGGAATTTGACATTCTCATTGTCCGTGCCAGTGCACCGTCAGCCGAGCAAGCCACGAAGGAGAACGGACAGTTGCTTGCCGTAGGCCATTTTGACGGACAGAAAGTGGAAATGGCAATGTACGACGACATCAAGCATACCATATTCAGCCATGATTAGCCTCGAACTTGACCGGCACGATTTCGTATCTGCCGTTGAAGGATTCGCTCACGGTTCACACCTCCGTCAGCACGTATGGCGAGATATAGTCTATAGAAGCATCCCGCAGATGACTGACGACGAAATGGACTATTTTTGGTACATCTTCCGCAGGAATCTCTGGGAATGCTACTTCCGTAAGCGTGGCAACGATACAGTGTACGAGTGCGGTTGCGAGGACTATCTGCATGTCCTTGCCGCCCTGCATCGAGGCAACCGTTATTCCGTCACTTTTCATTCTGCCGATACCAAGGAGCAGGCAAAGGTGACATGCTATCGCTTCAAGGGCCGATATCACGCTCTTTATATGCCGGGATGTTACGGCAAGACCATCGCATCATTCTGGTCGTATGTTCCCGACGAATGGGTAAAGGATTGTGTTCGGCTCAACTTGCCCGAGAATAGTTACGTGCAGGAAGGCAGGGAGGAATGGTGGACCGATCTGAGCGTTTATGACAATAAAATATTATAAATCCGAACATTATGCCGATAAGAGAAAAAATTAAGCAATAGAGGAAATTAAGGGAAAACAAGGGAAAAATTCCCCTAATTGTTTCTCTCTAAAATAATGAGATATGAAACAAAATATAATACTAAAGAATTTTTTGCGTAGTTTGCCTGAAGGTGCTATGCTGTATTGCCCTCTGCTTGGTTGGGTAAAGATAGCCGAAGTGAATGCTTCAGGAATCTGTGTAGTAAGCCTTTCCGACCAAAAAGACAATGAGAGTTATCTTTTTCGTGACGATGCACATTTAGCCAACTTTGAGCAAGGAGAACCTATGCTACTACCTTCTGTTTCGTGCCGTAGTTGGGATGTTCTTGATTTTAATGATGGCGACATAGTGGCTGTAGATATTCTTTCAAATAGCGGCAAGATGAAAACTTATATTATGAAGTTTAAAGGTCTGTCTTTTTACCCCTTTTTCACTGTCCACTATTATCTTCTTGGATCTTTAAAAACAAAGACGTTATTAATTGACCAAGAGATGATCATTAATGGTTCGTATTCAAGAGAACGGCTAATTATTTTTAGGTACGCCACAGAAACGGAAGAGGAAAAGTTTAAGGCAAAAGTCGAAAAACTAAATTTGCAGATATGAACCCTAATTTAAATAAATTTATAAAGCAGTACAAGAACAGCTGCAATAAGTTGGCAGAACTTGTCAACGAACAGATCTTCGACGGTTGTCGCAAGTGGTATTGGATAGGTGATGAAGTAGGTGGAGCATGCGACTTCGAGGAAGCCGACGTGCTGAATCCGGAAGACATGGTGCGCATCATCGAGAACAATATGTCCTATGATGAATATGCCGAGTGGCGTGATGCAAATCTCGACCACGCGCAGTATATAAACTTAAAGTCGTGGCTCATGGGCGCACGGCATGAAATGTTTAATAAAGAAAATGGCTATGAAAGCGAGATTGGCAAAGAAGATAGTGAAGGCTAACGTCTGAAGCAAGAGATTTGACATTCATACTTGTAATTATAGATTTGCAATATTCTTTTATTACATTTTTGCTTAAAGCTTTTGTCCTTAGCGAAGGGCATTGTTGTTCTTTTTGGCAGTCGTTGTGAAACGGCTGCCTTTTTATCTTCCGCTCGGCCGCACGAACCACCCTCCACCGCCACGGAAGAACTTGCAACCTAAGTACAGCGTATCGAAAGCGTCCGTAAAATCGGTACGGTTTTCTAAGGGCAGCGTGTCTTCGCTCTCAGGCTTTTTTTCTTGACTCTTATTTTTGTGAAACCCTCGATACGAAATCTGCACCTCACACAGCTGCATGGCAATGATAAGGTCGGGATTGTTCACCTGGTTGATGCGGATGGCAGGGTAGGAGAGGTGAGCCAAGCCGTCGTTGATAATCTTGTGCTTCACCTCGTGCTTTTCCTGTGCGCCCATGTCTATTGCCGTCACGTTCCACCCTCGCTTCTCTAATTCTGCAATCACTGTCATATAGAACCGCTCGTCCGATGAAGCGTAGGATGCTCCCTGCTTAGCTGTGGCATCATAAAAATACGTCACGTCGCGGTTGATGGCCCGCTTCGGTGCGTAATAATCCGAGAAATCGGCTATCAGTTCGCGCAGCTTTCGCTCGTTCTTCACATAAAAACTCTTGATGACGTTCAGACATTCCATGCCGTCACGCTCGTACATCTGCCCAACCACCAACGTATTTATGTTAGCATTGTAGTCGAGGGCTATATATAAAGGTAGGGAGTTGATGCAGTCGGCATCCATGCGCGAGTCGTTGCGCTCGGACAGCTCTTTCAAGTCCGGCTGATAACTTTCCGAAGTGATCTTCTGTCCGTTGATGATACCCGTAGCCTTCACGGTAGAGAATTTAGCCTGACTGAGAGGGTCTATAGAGTCGCCCGGGTCGTAACCGTGAACATGGTCGATGTCGAGATTAGAGTAAAAGCCATCGTTCGACTTCTGCATCTTTATGTTCAGCACTGAGCAAGCGAAGGTGTACGCCGGAAGATCTCGTTTGAGCTGTCGGATGTAATCTTCACCTAAAAGGTCTACGTTTTCGAGTGTAGAAGCTCTCTCCACAACAAAACCTACGCGGCGCAGCTCACGCAGATAGCCGTCCTGAAACTTCTTTGAGCGCAGGAACATCTGCATCTCGAAATCCTCTTCAGGCGTAATCAGATATTCATAGTCGTAAACCAATTCGGCATTATCCACGGAGAGTAGTTTATAGTTTACCGCCATATCCACCATTGCCTTCGTGACGTGTTTGCCATGATTAGGCATAATGCGAAACTCTCCCTCATGCTTCATCATCTTCAGAGCCGTGTCGCGAATATCCTCTTTTACTTCTGCCGGCACTACATGCACCGAATGTCCCGACTTCTTCGCATTGTAAAGCATATCGTTGTAGCGTATCACCTTGTCGGCATAATCCTCCAGCTGTTCTTGCACCCACCGATAAGTCTTGCCCTTGAACGGACCCGTCTCAACGGTCAGTTCCAGTTTCTCGTCCTCATGTTCGAGCCACGAACCTTTAACGGTCAGCGAGGCATCTGACACAAAGAGTCGTCCGCGGTAAAACGGATTGTATTCCGAGAAATTGATTTCGCCCAACGGATGCGTCTGTCCGGAAAGCGAAGGCATAAACTCCTCGTCAATCTTCTTTTTCGGAGCAAAGCGTCCCTCGTCCAAGATTGCGTGTGAAAAAGTGTAGGAGTTTGAACTTGCCACCTGCGCCAGTGATATTGCTGCCCACTGAGCGCCGTTAGCCAGCCAGATTATGTTGTCATAGTTTTTCGGCTTGAAGATGCTCGGCCGGGCATGACGTGGCGGTCGTCCCCAGCCCATGTGGATGCCGAGCACGAAGCCGAACATACGTTCCATAGCCGCCATTGTGCCAGGAATGGTTTTCGAGAAAGCCTGCTGTCGGGAAATGGCGAGCCATGCGCCCAGCATTCCCGGCATGCTGTTGCTGACAGCCCAGACGCGCGGTGCCACAAGACCGTCGGTCTTACCCGTGCGTCGTCCTGCAATCACAGTTTCGTCCTTCGCTCCAATATGGAGCATCCGCTGCTGAAAGCGAGTCAGATAGATTTGGTGAGGTCGCTGCATATTGTTATCCTGATTTTGTGTTGTTTAAACCACAGAGGACACGTTTTTTTCTACCAACGGAACACACAGAAACAACAGAAAAACAAATGTGTCGTATCTTGAATATTTCTGTGAATTTCGTGCTTTCTGTTGGCTTTTACATCTGTGTTCTATGTGTCCTCTGTAGTTTTATTTTTTTTCGTTGGCAATATGTCCCACATGCCATTTACTGCAGGTTCTACACCGATACACCGTATATCCCTGTGCTTTGAGCTTAGGGTTCTGATTGAGATATTCCCAAGCATCATCCTCAGTCTCGTAGGACTCCTTCGCCTTCCATGAACGCTGTTTGCGTGTGTAGTGTTCAGGGTCCGGCTTGAACGGCGGAACCTTGTTGAAGTATTTGTGTCGGTTGCTCATGTTTAGTTTTTGTGCTGTTTTATGTTATATTGGTTTTATGGTGAATTTATAGTGCATTTATTCACTATAGTTCAGTTAAACCATTTCACAGTTGTTTCGCCTTTATACCCTTTCTCCCACACGAACCATGCGTAAGCCGCTGCGCTGCCTTTTATTGCCTCGAAGTCGCCGTTGGGAGCGCATTTCAGTCGTGACGAACTTACCCAAACACGAATGGGGGGGTAGAACGGAAGAGAGTGCGTCGAGCCTTGCCTTCGAGGAAAGTCAGCTTCAGGAACATCGCCACCTTCTTTCCTTCGGGGATGATGCTCAGAGCCTTCTCCACAAACTGCTGCGCGAATTTGTAGGGAGGATTGGTAACGATGTTTCCGTCCCACGCCAAATTATCAATAGCGAGGAAGTCAGCCACCTCGCCGTAGCCTCTATCCACAAGGTCGCGGCTCACCACCTCATACCCTGCTGCCTTCAGCACCTCGCTCATGTGCCCCTCGCCACACGACGGCTCAAGAATCCTGCCCTCAAACCGCTCCAGCTTGCACAGCCATTCCGTAGCCTTCGGTTCTGTGGCATAGTAATCCTCCCGCTGCCTATCCGCATCCGTATGGTTGCTTGCGCCCAATGTCTTGAACACAGCAGCCGAGCTACCTACCCAGTCCTTAGCCATTGTCATCCTCCTTTCCTTGAAGTTCGCACAACGTGACATATTCGTTTTGCTGAGTAAACGGATTTTCCTCGGTAATCATAAAGTTGGTTTCCCTATCCTTAAAGCCGAGAGCGTCGAGCATTTCATAAATATCCTCGTTCTGCATACCCTTTGTCACATCCTCCGTATCATTGATGATGGAGACCGTACCGCGACTGTAATCTAAGATTGATATATACATAGTGTTGTTGTTTTGTGTTTATAATGTCAAGTCAATACCAAATTCTCTTTCCAAGAACCCCTTCCAGTCCGGTTTGCCGAACAGCGAAACGTTAGCCTTCTGCCAATCTTTTTCGCGAGGGAAGAACACGTCACGCGCAAACCATTCGTACACGTTATCGTAGCGTTGACGGACTTTTGCTTCGGGATGATTGTTCCAAAAACGTTGTCCGGCACGCAGGTAGGCTCGTGCCATACGCGGATATTCTTTGAAGTAGAGGATGCGCTTGCGTTCTGTGGCGAGAGGGCAGCACATACAGCCGAGGCGTTTCGACACGTCGATTTGCCCCCCCGACTGGTATAATAGACAGGAGCGAGTGTCAGATGTCGGTCTTCGACGAAAGCCAACACATCATTGTCCGTCCAGTCGAGAATAGGATAAATGGCTTCCACATGATTGGCTTCCGTCTTACGACCGTAAAAACGGCATTCCGTAGGTTCGTTGTATCGCTCGTTGCGTTTCGAGCTCTCCGACTTCCTTACGCCCATGATGCACTTATCCATAACCTTATACTCCTTCAACTTCTCGCAACAGAATCGTGAGAAACGGTTAGGAAATCCTTTTTTCGCTACAAGTTGAAAGAAAGTTTCCTTCGGTCTGAGTATTTCGGCACCCATACGCCCCACATGAACAATCGTGCCAGGCGGGTCTATCGTAGTGTTGCGGTAGATGGCACGGTAGCGGATGCCTGCCTCCTTAGCCAGTTGCAGAATCACGTCCGAGTCTTTACCACCCGAATACGCCACCTCTATCTCTCCGTCGTACCCATGCTGTATGCCTTGAAGCAGACGGATGGCACGGTCAATTTTCTTTTGTAAATCCTCTGTTACCATATCGTTGCTATATTGTTTTTGTTTATGAAGTTTATGTTGTGCCTATTACTTCGCTAAGGTTATTCCTGTCACCTTATATTCCGTACTCCTTCAAATACTCCTCACACTTGAATCCCTTTCTTGGCATGAAGTCCTTGAAGTCGGTGGTGCAGAATATCATTCGCTTGTTGCACCATCGGGCCATATCCTTTTGCCATTCGGGGATGACGTGATTTGGATTTGTAGGGTTGCGGTATGGTTGTGCGTAGGCATACACGGCTCTGCCTTCATGTTTCTTGCGGAAGCGTTGCAGTCGCTCCCACCAGTAGTGCAGACGGTGGTAGCATTCTCGGAAGTCGTTCTTTCCGCCTATCATGGTATAGAGAAAGTATTCGCCACGGAATCCTGCATCATTGATTAGCTTCATGGCTCGTTCACATTCCTCTATCTGTGCCGTGGTGTCGCAACCGAAGCGGATGCGAGAGTCTATCCATTTCACTTTGCCCAACAGTTCTGCATATTCGGGAGTGACAAGCCGTGCGTCCATCGCCTGATTGAAGTCGATATGCAGACCGAGGTCGATTATCTTCCGAAGCTGCTCCTTTGCATAGTCGCCCGTCGCAAGTATATTGTTGTCCATCAGCACAACGTGTGTCCTACCCTCGATGGCTATCTCCTTTATATCCATGTACGGACGGATTAATCCCTCCTTCTTGGGCACCACACACCAAAAGCACTTGTTGGGACAGCCCTCGGTCAGTTTGCCGTAAGCATGGTCCTTTGGCACCCATGGGAACAACTCGTATAGCGGTTGCAGTCGGTCTATCTCGTCGGGAAGACGCTTATAGATGTCGTAGCCCGTGCCACCCTTCTCCAGTCGGTCGTATGAGAACTGCCGAAAGTCAATGTCGGGCGAAAAGTTAAATACCTTACTGGCATACAATATGTCGTAATGATGTCTGTCGAAAAGGTCGGTAGGCTGTGCCCATTCCACCTCATCGCCCTGCATCTTGTGCCAACGGGCAATCTTGCCGAGAGCCACGTTAGGGTATATCGTAGCTCCCCGTTTCTTTTTGCCGTGTCGTCCGTCAACGTCTATCAGTCCTATTTTCATCTCTATTCCTTATATTTTTCTGTTTATTCCGCATCATCCGTTGGCTCGGGATTATTTGTCAATTTGCTTTCTTTCATGTACCCGTGTCTAATCACATCCTCCTCGTCCTTCTCCTCCATATACTCGAAGTAGTCCGGCTCCTCTGGTTTTCCTTCACTCAGCAGTTCGTCGTCCTCTATCTCTTGGAGGTCCTTGGTGGTAAGACCATACTTGCGGGCCATGCGCAGCTTCTCCTCCTCGGTGTAGTTGATGCGGTCGCGTTTCACGATGCTCACGTCCTGCGTGATGGCAATGCGGCTCATGTCCGGCATCTCGTCCGTAGCGTCGCGCTCCTCCTGGAAGTTATCATACACATTAGCTAAGGCTTCCATGCCCTTCGCCACAGCACGGTCGTTGTTCTGTTGCTTGCCTGTGCGGATAAGCCATTCTGCCGAGCTGAGGAACATGGCTTTATGACGCGGGCTGTCATCCGTCTGGAAGAAACTTATAAGATGGTTGCATACTGTCACGTCGTTGTTAATTTCCGTGACAGTACGCGGACGGATATTCCCCTCGTCGTCGAGCGAAATCTTCAGCGCAAGCATTAATGCCTGAGCCTCTTCGTTGCCTTGGGCGGCTTGATTGAAGAATATCTCATAGTCACGCCGGGCAATATTGCGGCACACGGTGTGAGGGTCAATATCCTTGTTATGCTCCCATCGTTTGTAAAATTCAAAGCACACCTGCATACGGTAGCGTTGCTCCAGCTTGGGAAACGCCTTCTCAATGGATGTGCCGTAGCTCAACCACTTGTCTATACGGGCGAGCGTGTTTTGCGTAATTCCTGACATATCATCTTTGTTTAGCCAACAGAAAGCACAGAAAGAACAGAAAAGATGCTTTAGCCAACACGCGGAAGAAATATTTTCTGTTTCTTCTGTGTGTTCTGTTGGCTTTATATCTTAGGTGTTCGCTGTACGTCTGTTTTTGTTTCCTACCCTAAAGTTACGACATTCCTCCTCCCCCATACGGACATCCTCATTCTCCCCGTACCCCACCATGTCCGCTGTGCGTAGCAGTTTATCAGTAAATTTGTTGCATAAAATTCAGGATAACAACAACACAAAAACACAACACAAAAACATGAACAATCCATTCTATGTCTCGCGAGCCATTGCCGCAGTGCTCGGCTTGCTGTGGGTTCACATAGAACCCTCTATCAATTTTATCACTGTGTGCTTCTTCGCCCTCATCATCGACTGCTATACGGCTTGGCGATGCAACCGTCGTATTTACCAGAAATACCGCGAAGAGATAAAACGCAACCCGAAGTGTAAGATGGACGGAAAGCTGCGCTCAAAGAAGATGGCAAAGATGGTGTGGACTTTCTCGGTCTTAATCATGTGCATCTGCCTTGCCTCGTATCTTGACCGCAACATTCTCGGCTACATGAACACCCACCTCGCCAACCAGCTCACCGCCATGTACTGCCTGGTGCAGTTTGTCAGCATACTCGAAAACGAGAGCACATGCAACGGAGCGGCTTGGGCAAGAGTGCTTCAAAAGATTGTGGCAGACAAGACCGAGCGACACTTCAACGTAAAGCTGAAAGAGCTGATGAAGGACAAGGAAGAGAAGGAGGCTTCGGAAGAAACAGCGAAAGAGTAATAAATCATCGGATGAAACGGACAAAGCAGACTTTTCGTTGAGATAATCACGTCTGTTGAGTCTGTTTCATCCGATGACAATAAAACATCATTTGATGATAATAAAATTCAGTTGACTATGACAATAAGTAATATTCTTGAGCACTGGGCTTCTATCTACAAGCCCCTGTCTCACCGCCCCGAAAGCGAACGCCTTGAGGACCAGAGTTTCTTTCGCATCCGCTATATCGACCTCGAAAACATATTCTCGCGCAACGCCAACATCATCCACTCGCCGTGTATGCTCCAGAGCGTAATCACTACGGGAGAACTCGTTGATGCTCGCAAGGCTGTAGTATCTCACCAGGTGTGGTTTCTTTCGAAAATGAAAGACGATCCGCAGATCCTCGGTCGTTACAGCGGCACACAGCTCGAACGTGCCACAAGCGACCTTGTGGAGTATTGCGAGCAACTTGTGTCATGGCTCTTTGAGGTGAAACGCACAGGCGTCTGCCCCGTCACTAAGCGCAGCTTTGCTGACGACGCACAGCTCCTTGCCGAACTTCGCAGTATCGACCCCGAATCGGTGTCGTTTGGCGTTATGCCAGACATCTATGCTAACCAGTGGCTCATAGCAGGAGTGGACTGGAAGAGTCTCAAACCGCTTTATTCTTTTCAATGTGGCATGAACGGGCAGTATATTCTGCCCAAGGACAATAGCGAAGGATAGGAGGTAGATTATGGCAAGATTTATCTCTCCAGTACAATCACCCTTCGCTCCACTGTCGCGTATCGCTCCGTTGTATCTCAGCCAGACCCTCATGGACCTTGAAGCAAACATGCAGGCACAGCGTATTTATCCGACTGAGGTATATCGTGGCTACGAGGAGATAAACCAATATCGAAGGGAGCACGGCATGTGGTGGTCTACGGGCGAAGGCGCAAAATCATTCGACGGGCATATCTACCAAGCAGATGATTCATCGGGGCTGCTCACGGTGGGCATACGCTACAATGACTATCTGCGATACGTTGACCTTGGTGTCGGATTGACAGGACGCCCGTCCGATCCCGCTGCCCATATTACAGCAGACGTGGTAGACCGCCAGCGTCCGGCAAGAAACGCCAAGCGTTACATTCGCGGCAAGTGGAATCGTAGGCAGGGTAAGTCTCACCGTCCTGCCATCCTGCGAACCATACGCCGATTGCGTGACCGTTATCGCAACTATCTTGCCGACTTCTACGGCTATCAAGGAGCTATTGACATTATACAAGCTCTTGAAGGCTTTGGCGAACACGCCAAGTCAACATTCTAAACACTAACACAACACAAAAACAGATATGGCAAATTTGAAGACCGAAGTAATCCTCACGATGAACGGAAATGCTGCTATTCAGGTGCTCGAAGCTCTGAGAGACAAGGCCAAGTCGGTTAGAGAGGAGATAGACAACCTCGACGAGAAAGCCCCCGATTTCAAGCAGCGTAAAGCAGGACTGGAAGAAGTGTATAAGGCTTTGCAGTCGGCAGAGACGGATGTTATAAAGGGCACGGAACGACTTGACCATGCCCTTCAGAATCTTACGTCTACCTCACTTCAGAATCTTCGCAAGGCTTTGGGCGACGGTCGCCGTCAGTTGCAGAAACTGTCGGAAGATGAACTGGAGCAAGCCGATGAACTAAGAAAGAAGATGAAGCAGGTGGGCGATGAAGTCCGTCTGCTTGAGGGTCAGTATGTCAAGATAGCCGATGGTTTAAAGAATGTCTCCAACCAGTCAGATCAATGGCTCGACAAGGCCATCAAGCAACAGCGTGACCTTGTTGGGTCTTTGGAGAAGTCGGATGCCGGCTATCAGAAAAACCTCTCTATACTGAAGCAGCTGGAAGCTGAGGAGGATAGACGCAAGGGCAAGATGGGTAAGGATTCTGCAATGACTGTTGCACATGATAAGTACGCTAATGCGTCTGAACTGCGTCGTGCGAAAGCGTCTATTATTGAGGCGCGTGATAACACCGATTCAAATAAAATTTTTAAAATAGAGCAATACAACAAGGCTTTGCAGGAGATAGAACAACGTCTTGGCTCTATTTCCGGACAGTTTGTTGATATTCAGAAGGGTATAGGCAATGTGTCCAACCAGTCAGACCAGTGGCTCGACAAAGCCATCAAGCAACAGCGCGACCTTGTTGCTTCATTGGAGAAGTCGGATGCGTCGTATCAGCAGAATCTTGCTACATTGAAGCAACTTGAAGCCGAGGAGGACAGACGCAAAGGCAAGATGAACGTGGCAGAGGCACGTCAAACGGTAAGTGATGACAATGCCTCTGCTTCGGATTTGCGTCGTGCAAAAGCAACACTTACGGAAGCTCGTGACAAGACAGCCATCGGCAAGACTGGAGAGATCGATTCTTACAACCGTGACCTTCAGGAGATAGAGAAGCGACTGGAGGCTGTGTCGGGTAAGGCGCAGAAGGTGGCAATGAGTTGGAACGAGGCAAAACAGGTGTTAGCTGCGCCAAACAAGGCTACTGGCGAGGACATCAAGCGCACGATGGAAGTGATACAGCAGAAGATACAGCAACTCCCTGCTGGTAGCAAGTTTGTGGCCGACCTCCGTCGCCAATACTCCATGCTCGAACAGACCCTCAAGGGCACCCGTATGTCGCAGAGTGCTCTCAACGACATTCTCGCCCGTAGCAAGAAGGGTAAAGCCTCTCTCGACGAACTGCGCCGTGCCTACAAACAGCTTGAAGAGGAACTGAACCAAATCAACACCAAGAGCAAGGAGTTTGCCGACAAGCAGAAGTCGATGGAGAAGCTGAAGAAGAACATCGACGAAGTGACGGGCGCAGCCAATAAGCAGGGTGGGGCATGGCATACAGCGATGAAGAACCTCACGGCATACGTCGGATTGTTTGCGATATTCAATCATGTAAAAGACCTCGTTGCGGGTGCCATCAAGAAAAACTTTGAGTATTCGGGTTCGTTGACTGACATCCGTAAAGTCAGCGGTCTAACGATGGAGCAGGTAAAACAACTCTCCACCGAACTGGCTAAAATAGACACCAGAACAAGCGTAGATGGGCTGGCACAGCTCGCGTATGAGGCATCTAAGCTCGGCGTAGGAAAGTACGGAGTTGAAGGTATGGCCCAATTTGTAAGAGCCGCCGATAAAATTAACGTAGCAATCGGCGAGGAAATGGGTGAAAAGGCCCTCCCATCATTGCTGAAGATGACGGAAGTGATGGGTCTTATCCCGAAGATGGGACTCGAGAAATCCATTGAAGCTGTAGGATCTTCCATGTTTAAGTTGGCTTCTACATCTACTGCCACGAGCAGTGACATTACTGAGTTTGCAAAGCGATGTACGGGTGTGGCACGAACCGCCGGTATAACAACCGACCAGTTGCTCGCCCTTGGTAGTGCGTTCAGTGCGCAGATGGCTTCGCCCGAAGTTGCAGCCACCGCTATGTCTAAGTTTATTGTGGCGTTGCAGAAGAACCATAACTTGATAGAAAAAGACCTTGCTATCCCTGCCGGAACCATCAACAGTATGTATCAGGCAGGTAACGCTATGGATGCTATTGTCCTTATTCTTGAGAAGATGAAGGAGAAGGGCAACATGAACGCCCTTGGCGAAATCTTCAAGGATGTAGGTGGCGACGGTCAGCGTCTTATTTCTTCCATGGTTACTATGGCTAAGAACGTGGATATGCTGAAAGACCATCTTTACGAGTCGCAGGAAGCCTTTGAGGAAGCCACTGCCGTAGGTAAGGAATACTCGATGCAGCAACAGTCGGCCATCGGCATACTCGAAAGAGCCAATAACCTTTGGGAAAAGGCGTTTGTCAATCCCGACGGTGTGGATGCTGTAAAGAGTCTGGCAGAATTTTGGTATGAAATGTCGGCAACGATGACAAACAGCCCGTTGTTGAAAGGTACGTTGCAGATTGCTTTACAGATGGTTCTTATTTCGCTAAAAGGTCTCGCTACATTTCTTCCAGTGATTATTGGATATATGGCATCGCAAGGTGTATATTCTGGCCTGAGACTTCTGTGGCAATATGTAGTAGCACTCGGTATGGCTGGAAAGGCCATGTTCCAATACGTAAGAGCTCTTTTCACGGCTAACGCGGCACAAAGCACGTTAAACAATACAATGAAGCTGAATCCGTGGATAGCTCTCGCGAGTGTCATTATCGGCGTAGCTGGAGCTATATATGGTTATACGCAGCGAGCAAAGGAAGCGGCTGAAGCAGCAAAAGAAGCGCAGCGTCAGGCAAACGCATGGCGTGAAACTCTCGGACAGGCAGCGGTAGAAACGGAAAACTTGAAGGATAAGCTCAGAAACTACAAGCGAATGTTGAGCGAGGCAAACCTTTCACAAAAGGACCGTCAAGGTCTTATCTCAAGATTTAACAGGGATTTCCGTTCGTACATCAATAATCTCGGTATTGAGATAAAGAGTGTTAAGGATCTGCGCGACCATTATGCAGATTTGGCGCAGGAGGCTGAAAGAGCTACATATTATCGTATGCGTGAGAAAGCAAAGCAACAGGCTTTGCCTAAGCTGGACAATGACGTAAACACTTCTTCCAATGCGGTTATGGAGAGTGTAACTAAGTTGGGATTAGACAAACTCGGTGTGAAGTTTAAGGATATATACCGATGGACGAAAGCAGGAATGAGCGCCAAAGACATTAACTTGAAGTTGGCGAAAATGTTGCCGAGGGAAAAGACGGGTTTGGCTGATGGATTTAACTGGAAGATAGGCAAGCAGGGTTACATATATCGTGATACCTATGATAAAGACCACAAGGCTGGTCCAGCTGCTGACTTTCAGACACAGACTGATATCGCCGGCATGTATCGCAACATCCTATGGTTTGTCAATGCTTACAGAAGGAAAGGAAATAAACTAAATCAGATCAACAAGGCTTACAGCAACTGGGTTCCCGTAGGATATACAGATTATACTGAAGACGATCCAGGATCTCTCGGAAAAGACGCTCCAGATAAGGACGCAATCGCGCAGGAAAAACGAGACAAACGCGACCGTGAGCGTGCTTGGCGTGAGGAACTGAAGCAGAAGCAAGATCAGGCGAAGGCTGTCATGGATGACGTGGACAATTACTATGACCGTCAGATTAACGCTAAGTTGGCTCAAGCCATATCTCTTAATATGGATGAAGCCGAACAGAAGCAATTTGTCCTCCCTCTCAAGCAAAATAAGGAAATAGCTCGTTCGCAGGTGCGTCTTGCGGTTGCAGGTCAACCGAATAAGTGGGAGGACGCAAAGAAGATGATGGCTGCTGACATGGTGGAGCAAGCGGACGAGACGGGCGTAAACCTTTCAAAAGATTTGCTTGACGGTATATTGAAAAACGACATCGAAAATTTGCGCAAACTTATGGAGCAGTTGGGCAAAGGCCTCGGTCTGTCTATGAACTCCATCACAGCGCAAATCTTCGCAAAAGCCACACGCAGCGAGCAGGAACTTCTGAAGATGCAGTTCAAACAGATGGAGGCACGCCGTAAGATTGCGATGGAGCACGACTATACGGGTATTGTTCAGCAAAACTCGTATGACAACTTCAATGAAATGGGTTATGCTGCGCCTACAAAGGAGGAGACAACCGTTACAAAGAAGATGGTTGACGGTAAGGAGATTCTCGACAATTCGGCTTTCGAGAAGCGCAAGAAGATCATTAAAGAGATGTTCGAGGCGGCTCGCCGGAATATTGCCCAGCTCTATACGATTGATGTTACTACTACAAAGGGTAGGGGAATGTTGATGAAGATGCTCTTTGGCGATGATCCCGACGGCATGGCAGCTCGTATCAAGACATCGTTAGGTGAGAGCGAAGATAGCTGGAAGGCTTTTTATCAGAACCTTATCCAGTATTCGGACAATTATGCGGAAGCTGAAAAAAAGAAGTACGACTCTGCAAAGAAAATAGTTGATTTTTGGTGGTCCTCCAATAAGCGCAATCTTGCCCAACAAACAAAACTGCGCAAGATGGAGAACGAAAGCAAGATGTTCGGCAAACGCACAAACCTTCTCTCTAATCTCGGTCTTGCAAACCTCACAGCCGACCCTGAGATAGAGTTGATGAAGGCCCGTATGCAAGCTGCTGAAGACTATTACGCCTTTGTAGAACGTAACACGAAGAACAAGCAGCTTATCGACGAAGCCGAACGTGCCCGTCAGGAGGCGGAACTTGCCTATGCAAATCAGATGGCAACAGCTATGAAGTCGCGCCTCTCGCAGATGAAGGAACTTGTGCAGCCCATTGAGGATTTTGGCGGAGCCGTAGGACAGGCTCTTGCCGAAATGCGCTATGATGCCGAGAGCGCAAACGACGCTATAAAGTCTGCCCTCAAGTCTATGCTTGAATCATGGGGAAAGATGGCACTTAACGATGTGAACACACAAATGTGGAAAGCCATTAACGATGCCGCTGCCAAAAAAGGTAAGGCGAACGCACAGCCTGATATAGACGCTGCTCGTGCCAATGCCAACGCTAATGTCATTATGCCTGACTTCACCAACATTGGTACGGAGCAGAATCCGGTGTGGGTGCGCATCGTTGACAATCATTATGAGAACGCCAATGGCGATCGTGTGGGTGCTCCCCGTGCTTGGCGAAAACGCAATGGCTACTCTACCGAAGACGACCGCGACGGATTTGCCCAATATGTAGGACAGGTAGGTGGCGAAGTCGCAGGTGTGGTTACAAGTGGTGGCTCTTTGTCTGATGTTGCAGCAAATGGATTAGGAGCAGCCCTTAACGCCCCTATTAGTGGCAGGGGAAAGAGCTCAAAAGGCAAGGACAATCAACTCAAGGAGGAAAAGAATCATCAAAAGGCTCTTACCAAGGAGGTAAAGAAGGGACTTTCCGACCGAGAGAAGGCTACTGATAAAGGCGTAAAGAATATCACGAAGTCAACCGAACAAGGCAATGACGAACAAAGCAAGGGTACGGAATTAGCGCAAAAGGGCTTGCTTGCAGGAACCGAAACATTCCTAAACACTTCCTTCCAACTCAAGCAGAAGAACAATAACGAACAGGCAAAAGCGGATGCAGACCTTGCAGAACAGCAGATGACGTTTTCTATTGCTGGTGCCATTGGTAAGTGTTTTCAGTTCTTAGGCCCGATTGCCGGACCTATCGCAGCAGCTGTAGTAATGTCAACTCTTACGGGATTGATGCAGTGGGCGTTAAGCTCGGCTTTTAACAAGAAGAAAAGTTCGTCAAAAGGCCCAAATACTAAGGTTGTTTCCGGCATGCTCACCTACGATTCCGGCAATGTGCAAGACCTCCGTCCGTTCGTCGGCAACGATGGTAGTCTTTATTGGGCAACCGAGGACAATAAGCCACACGACGGCGTAAACCTCCTTACACGTCCTACCGCCACCACCATCAACGGCCATCCGTCCCTGGTAGCCGAGAATGGCCCAGAGTTGGTAATCGGACGTGAGACAACCCAGGCAATGATGATGAACAACCCACAATTACTGAAGGCTCTCGTCAATTACGACCGCAACTATTCAGGTCGTCGCGCCTACGACGCTGGCAATATAGCCGAAACAAGCCCTACAGTAGCCGCAGGAGCTTCTGTAAGCGATGAAATGGTGTCTTACCAAGCTAACACCAACGTAGCCCTTCTGCAAGCCGTAAACACGCTCCTGCAACGTTTGGAGCAACCTATCGAAGCCAAGATTGATATGTATGGCCGTGGCAAGCTTTATGACAGCATGACAAAAGCCGACCGCTTTATGAAGAATAAGTCATAGGTTAATAAATTGTCAAATGTTAAAATTGTTAAGACCGTTTCGTTAAGATAGCGAGACGGTCTTTTCGTATGTGCATTTTTCCCGAATTAAAAGTGCAAACCTTGCACATCTGTAACTCATTGATACTTTGCACTTTCAACATGTCATATACGTCAAAAGTGCATAAATACGTAGGAATCCTCTACTATATACTTTATTTTCCGACCATTTCTTTTCTTCCCCATTTTCAAAATCCCCTAACCTCAAATTAAAGGTTAGTAGCATTAACGCCTATGGCGTAACTAATACACTCTCAACAGGTTATGAATATATGAGAAAGGGGCAGCACGGCAGAAAATGGTGGATTTATGGGGAAATACGATGTATTTTCTTATATATTTTTTCCTTACGCACCCTTATATCTATAAAAAATAATTAATTTTTTGCACTTTTAGAATATAATTAATTGAAAATTTGGAAGATAAGTAGGATTTTGGTTAGCACAAAGCTTGCTCAAAGCATACATTTGCCTTGCACATTCAGAATGTGTTTTGCACTCTTGGAGTAAGGACGTTCGGCTTGCTTTCTTAAAGTATGCACATTTGATTTCGGTTTTGCACTCTTGAGGAGTCTGAAGTGCAAGTTTGCACAATAGTCTTGGAAAGTTAAAAAATGTATAGAAACTTAGATAAACGAACGTAAGAATTGGTTATGTTTATTTTTATTCTTAAATTTGCAGTGGTAACAATACTGACATTCGTTTAAACCAACAATATGTTTGATGAAATTTGCTCAATATACGAGTCGTCCACCGACAACAAGGGTAAGTTTGTTGACCGTGAGACGGGCGAGTGCATACAGCAGATGACTATCCGTGAGTTTTGTCTGACGGACAGATGGAAGCCGTATGTGCAGCGGCTGCGTGCCATGCGTCAGGAATTAGGCAGCAAGGCGAAGAAGATGCCGGAATACATCGAGACGAAGAAGATGTTGCCCGGTGCTACCCTTAGTGGACTGTTTGAACTCTGGGAGGATGACTGCATTGACAAGAACGGACGTACCTATCGTGATGTAGTCAGCCGTCGCGAAACACATCTGAAGCAGCACACAGGCTGGCTTGCCATCGACATTGACTTGGACGACAATCAGCAGATTACCTGCTTTGACAATATCCGAAAGGTTTGCCGTTTTCGTCCTGAGGTGGCATTGCTCATGCGTTCCTGTTCAGGTACTGGCTATTTCGGCTTGGTGCGTTTGGCTTACCCTGAACAGCATAAGGCTCAGTTTAAGGCTCTGAGGCAGGAATATGCAGCGTTAGGCATCACGCTCGACAAGGCATGCAGCAACATCGGACGTGTGCGCTTCGCCTCATGGGACGACCCTGAGCATATATATATAAACGAAAAAGCCATTCCATATAAAGGTCTGGATGCGGGAGAGACACAAATCTTGCTGACAGACACATCACACCGGCATCAGCCGGGCAGGTACAGCAAGGGGCCTGACAATTGTGACATTATCTATCTGAAGGCTTCACGACTGGTCAGCAAGATAGAGGCGTGTGGCGTTGACATTATGGGATGTTATGATGAATGGGTAAGATGCGGAATGGCATTGCACGATGTGTCGGCTTTGTATGGATATGATATGTGGAAGAGGGTTTCACGTTTTCGTCCCGCCAAAGCGTCACACGGACATAAAGACAGCGACTTTAGTAGCCGTTGGGCAGGTTTTGCCAACAGTCGAGTGAGAGCAGAGACGTTCTTCTGGATGTGTAAGCAAAGTAATATAGAGCTGACGGATGATGATCTCAGAGAGATTTATCAGACACAGTAAACAGAAAGGAATTTTGCCTTAAAACACCTTCTATGCGAGTCCTATGCGAGTCCTATTCGTGTTTTATTCGTGTTCTATGATTCTTCATTTTATATTTACTTCTTTTTCATTGATTATTTTAAGTGAAAAATTTCAATAAAACGATATATGAAACTAATAACAATTACCGGTCCGAGTGGTGCAGGAAAGGACACTGTGGCTCGGATGCTGTCCGACTTGGGCGGCTATAAAGTGTTGTGTTCTTATACCACTCGCCCGAAGCGTGAAGGCGAGATTGAAGGCGTGGAACATCATTTTGTAGAGAAGTGTGATGTGCCGCACGATAAGATGCTTGCATATACACAATATGGTGGTTATGAGTATTGGACCACCGTAGAGCAGGTGGGCGACAAGGCTATTTACGTCATTGACGAAGACGGTCTGAAGTCGCTTTGCAAGAAGTTTCCTGATATAGAGTTGTTCAAGATTTGCGTTTCGGCACATGAACGTACACGTCTTCGCCGAGGCGTTACTCCTGAACGCATGGCACGCGACAAGCAGCGCAAGCTCCTGCCTTTGTTGTTCTACGATGCAGTAATCTTCAACAACGACTCACCCAGTAAGCTGTTTGATAAAGTATTGCAGTTGAGTTATATGATTGAATAAAGATTGTGGCAATGAAAATGCACTATCTTTTAAACAATAAACTAAAATTCATAAGTAATGAAATTTACCGAACCACGAGCAGAATGGTGGCCGCAGACCACTCTTGCGCAACATATAGCAAGGGTGGGCAGAATATGCTATAAGGCTAAGGGCAAGCAGCCAGAAGAAGGAATGACCGAAGATGAAGTGGAAGCGTTCATTCAGAAGCGCGACGAGGAACGCTGCAAGGGCTTTTGGGAAAGCGGACATTGCTCGATGTATCGCCACGGCACCGTCTACTTCTTCATGCCTAACGAAAAGGGACTTCCTAACTACATCTGGGCGTATCTGAATGCTTCGCCCTATATCGACTATGCCACAAAGAACCATAAGGTATGGATCAGCACTAACATGCAGTTCATGCTTGAGAACAAGAATCTTATGGACGCGCTTAGTCCGTATGGTGTCAGCGAAGACGAGTTTATTGAGAAGGCTCAGAAGTACGAGTGTGAGGAGGCATTCTCCATTATCCGCATGACGCTGGTAGTAACCACGCAGATAAGCACATCGCGCGAGCTTAACCGCACATCGCCTAACAGCATAGCCGAGCAGAGCACACGCTATTGCAATTTAGAGAAGAAGGGTGGCGTGCAGATAGCACGTCCGCATTGGTATGATGAATGCACACGATGGCAGCGCATGGTGTATGGCTTTGTATGCCGAGTATGCGAGTGGGGCTACAACCGACTGCTGAAGGCGGGATTGAAGCCGCAGGATGCACGAGGTGTTCTGCCTCTTGACACCTATACCGTTGTGGCATATACATACACTATTGCCGACTGGAAGCATATTCTTGACTTGCGCTATCATGGCAAGACCGGCACACCGCATCCCAATGCAAAGATTGTTGGCGAGAAGATACGCAACATCATCCTTGAGCGTATGCGCCAATACTTTGCGGTGTTTGACATTTAACTATTGATTAACAATGAAGATACTATTTAAGAAACTTGACGAAAAGGCGCAAATACCAGTAAAGGCAGTTGGACATGAAGCCGACTTTTGTTACGACTGCGTTGCTGTAAGCGAAACTGAGGTTGCTCCAAATGTATGGAAATACGGGTTGGGCTTTGCTTTACAGCCTACAAATGATTTTGATGGCTACAATATACGTAGCTTCAATATTCGTTCTCGGTCTTCGGTGTGGAAGACAGGTATGGTGCTCTCCAATTCTCAAGGTACGATTGACGAGATTTACACGGGAGAAATCTTTGTGGTATTCTATCATGTCATGCCCAACATGCCCCGCTATAAAGTTGGCGACAAAGTTTGCCAGCTTTGCTTGGAACGTACCGAGTCGTTAGAGTTTGTTGAAGTGACTGATCTGCGCAAAACATCACGCGGAGAACACGGATATGGCTCTACCGGAAAATAACAAATAATCGACCTTATGATAAATAGCATAAATTATGGCTAAATCAAATCCTATCAAAGCGAGAGAAGAACTGGTGCGCAGTCAGCCCACCATCTACTCTTTCAACTTCCGTGATGTGCCTTCGAGCAAGTATGCTGAGACACTGGACGTGCTTTTTCATAATCCGAATTATAGCGAAGCCGTTGAGAAGCGTAATCGTCTTGTGAAGTCGGCTGAGCGTTTGCGTCCGGGTTCAAGCGAAATGCTGAACCTTATGCGTACCATCCAGCAACATGACCGCAAGTTGGCGGACACCATGTATGCCTCCATCGTGCAGACAAATCTACATTCAGAGGTTAGCTATGATTTTCTTTCGTTCGGCACCCTACTGAAGTACTACGTTGATTACAAGAAGGACGGTATGCGTGAGCGTGTTGACCGCATGGCAGCTAATCTTGATAAGGTTACGTTCCTCGCCGATATGCTTGAGAGTATTGTTACCGACGTGAAAGCTGATATGCGGGAGGTGTTTGATGGCAGCATTGAGTTTAATCAGTTTGATGCGGTACTGCAGGTTCTTACTCAATTAAGAGGATTCTTTAAGTCTGCCCGACGTGGCGATGCTGATTCGCCCGAAGCTCAGCTCTACTTCGACTACTCCGACTCCATCAATGATTATCTTGAGAAAAGACTGAAGACATATACCGACAAGTATCGCAAACTGCATCCGGCTGCGCAAGTCTACACTGAAGCCGACCTCATAGAAGGCCTGAATCAGTTCTTTGGTCGTAGCGAGAAGTTCGACATGAGCGTTATCGCTCATACCGAGTCGGGAGGTTGCTATATCGACCTTGCGCAGCTCTGCCTTCGTCTTAGTCGAAACGACATTGAGAGGATAGAAAAAGTGACTGGCAAAATGCAGTCTAACAGCATGACCGATGCTGCATTGCGCTACAGCTTCAATGCCACTGATTTAATTATGAGCCATTTCAAACGGCCCAAACCAAAATAATAACCGTTATGCCTAATATTTACCTTCGCCTACCTACGAGTCGCTGCCAGTTTTTCCGCAATCGCGACCCCAAGCACGTGCTTGCCAAGGACGAGCCGTTGGTGTTTAGTCCGTATATGCCTCACCACTTCGTATTGCGCAAGTATATAACCAACATTCCTGCCGTTGCACAAAAGGTGAACCCGCAATGCTTCTCACATCAACAATGGCGTAACATGATGCAAGGCAAACACCCCAACGGTGGAGAGATTGTCACAAAGCGTGATTCGCATGAATATTTGTCTTTTGACGAGGTGCAACGGTTTAATGGAATACAGGAATATTCTAAAAGTGACAAAGAAGACTATTTGTGTATAAAGCTACCTTCGGAGGTAGAGGTGATAGACGTGGTTCGTCAGGTCACGCCGGCATGGAATCTGAGTACGCGCGGCATCCGTCAGTTGCTTATCATGCTGAACGACGATTTTAAGCGTAGTGTCGTAGAATGGGCTTTAGCCACATTCGACTATTGCATATCCAACAAGCGTATAATTTGCCGTCGTCAAACAGCCATGCTTGAGCGTTTCTTGATGCGCTATGGCATAGACCAGAACGAGAACGAAAAAGACACCCTGCGTCGCATCATCAATCGTTGGCTGACTTCGGATCATAGCAATTTCAAAGCTTATTCATGTGCTGATATGCAGTATATAGATGACAGCGAGAAGGTTTATTTCGTAGACGACATATTGTTTGACGATTAGAATAACGTAAACAAGAGTTAAATTAAAATTTAAAACAAGTTAAAAAACAGCCGTTTTAGGTGTACAAAAATGCAACTACCCGATAAATGCAAAGAATTGTTCCTCGAAGGCATTACCGATGTGATGTTTTATCCAAGGGAAGAGTGTGTTATCCCTGTGCCGTTCAGTATGGCACGAGTGTTATATATTAATAATTGTAGTCTGCCTGCCGAGCCAACTTTGCGCTTGGCTACGAGTGGCGAAAACTACGTTATTGTAGAGAATCTTAAAGTGAAGATGACGTTCGCCAAACAGGGCAATGGCACTATATATACCTATGATATTAGTGCTAATGTGGCAAATGGAGGCGAAAATGTGGCTGAAGCGTACCGAAATATGCGTGATAAGGAGTATCTTGTGGTATTGCGCAAGATGGACGGTTCGTTGCTGTTGTGCTATACCTTACCCCATACATTCGGTATTGGTGGCACCACGGACCACAGCCAGACTGATTTGTCGCGAACCGTCACAGCCACCACTCAAGCCCTATCGGAGCCGATACCCATCACGCTTCGGGAGTAAAGCTATGCAACCATTTTTCTGATACATTATATTATACTGTTTAGAGCCGCTATTCGTGAGAATGGCGGCTTTTTTTGTCCTAATGTTAAAAACCACGGTCTTTAATTTTGCACATGGATAACACAGCGGGGTGGAGCAGCTGGCAGCTCACTTGGCTCATAACCAAGAGGTCAAGGGTTCGAGTCCCTTCTCCGCAACATAGTCAGTCGGCAAAAAGATTGATTTTTCAGGATAACAACACAAAACACAGATTTTACTAATGATAACAACACTTCTTGAAGTTTCCGCTACAAGAGAATGGATGATGCACCCGCCTATACTCAATGCCATCCGCATGGCCATGCAGGAGAACATCGCAGGACGTGTCGTCCTCTCAGCAGAGCAGGTAGCAAAGCACCAGGCTTATGCTATCGGCAAGACCGCCGACGGCGAGAGGTCTCGTTTTTCTATGTCGGCAAGTGATGATGATGCAGACGCAGGATGTGATCCAAGCGAAAAGAGGGTTTCTGACTTCGTAGCCGTAATTCCGGTATGCGGACCTATCACACGCAATGGCGACGCTTGCTCTTACGGATCTATCGACTTCCGCAACATGATGATGCAGACCTCCGACTATGAGGAGTGTAAGGGCATCATCGTTTACATCAACTCCGGTGGTGGTTCGGCAGCAGCAATTCCCGACTATAAGTACGCCATCGACTATGCCCACTCAAAGGGCAAGAAAGTGATTGCCTTTGTGGATGGCGTTTGCTATTCGGCTGCTATGTATCTGGCTGTGCTTTGTGACGAGATTTACTACATGAACGTGAAGGACGGTTTCGGTTCTATCGGCGTGATGGGAGGCTTCTACACTATGTTGTCTGGCGAGAAGAACGCCTATACAAACGAGACTTGGAATGAGATTTACGCCACACAGAGCTACGAGAAGAACAAATGGTATCGTGATGCCGCCAAGGGAGATTACGAGGAATTGCAGAAAGACCTTGACGAGACTTGCGAGGAGTTTATGACCGACGTAAAGGCCCACCGTCCGAATGTCACCGACGAGCATCTGCATGGAGCTACCTTCGAGGCAAAGGAAGTTGAAGGCATACTCAATGACGGACAGTCTACTCTTGACGAGCTTGTAAACCGTTTTCTTGCGGACGATGATTCAAAGCCAAAGGACGACACTTTTGCAACCAACACAAACACAAATATAAACATGGAGAATTACCCATTGATTTGCTCTGCTTGCGGACTGCAGGCTGGCGAGATTGCCGTTACGGAAGAGGGCGCGTATATGAACGCCTCGCTTCTTGACAACCTTGAAGCCCACATGAAGGAAGCTGAGCAGAAGGTGACTGATGCCGAGCAGAAAGCCACCACAGCGGAGAACGCTCTCGCGGAATTGCAGGGCAAGTTCGATGAACTCTCCGCTCAAGTAAACGCAGCTAACGAAGCAAAAGCAGTCGCGGAGACCGCACTCGCCGAAGCTAAGGAGGCTCACAGTAAAGAACTGAGCGACCTTAACGCACAGCACACCGAGGCTCTTGCCAAGAAGGACGACGAGCTGAAAGCTCTCACCGAGGCAAAGGACAAAGAGATTGCCGACCTCACAGCCGCTAAGACTGAGACCGAGACAAACCTTCAGACCGCAAAGGACGCACTCGCCACAGCCGAGCAGTCGCTTGCCGACAAACAGGCTCAGATTGACGAGCTGACGCACGATGCTGGCGCAGAGCAGAACGCTGGTAATGCTCCTGAGAACAATGGCGAGGGAGTGAAGACCCGGCAGTTGCGCACATTCGACCCCAGTCAGTACAAGACTAACGTCGAACGCAGAGAAGCCTTTGAACGCTTCAAGCGTGGTGAGGAATAGTATTTCCCTACCTCAGCTCTCAACCAACACAAAAACAGACAACACAACAACAACACAAAAACACAAACAATTATGGCAACACTTCCAAACAACTTTATCGGTAAGGATGCGCTTCAGCATGTAGCCGAGCAGGTTTCTAAGGAAATCCTCATGGGTATTGGTTATACCGATCCCGCAGAGACCGACCGTCTTGGTATTGACATTATCAGCGGTATGCAGTTTAAGCGTACCTTCCACATTCTTCTCCGCAAGGGTGGCACAACCCGTCGTAAAGACGTTCACTCAGTAGTAAACAGTCAGGCGGGATTTTTGACTGAGCGCACGCTTGTCGCCCGTCTTGCCTGGGATCACTTTACCGATTCTATTGATGCGTATTGTGAAACAGTATTCGGTACGGACGCTCAGGGTCAGTACCCGATGTCAACAGCAGCGGTAGAAGCAATCCTTCGCAATTACGCCGACAACCTTGCCGCTAACTTCTGGTTTGGCGACATCTCGCTCGACGATGGCAAGGAAAACGTTCCTGCCCACGACCAGGCATTGGCTCTCTATGACGGTATTCACACCTGCATCAAGCATGACATCGAGGCTGGCATTATCTCTGAGGCTAACGGCAACCTCATTCCTTGCGAGGCTATCGACGCTCCAGCTGACAACAACGACTCTACACCTTACGACAACTTCTACAACTGGTATCTGAAGTGGGACGCTCGTCTGCGCAAGCAGAAGACTCTTGTCTATATGAACGAAATCACTGCTCATAACATCGCAGCCGGCTATGCCAACAAGTATCACGGCAACTACAAGGTTGATTATGACGCAGGTGGCAACTTCGTTTTGCCTGGCATGTCAAAGGTTACAATCTGCCCTGTTTCTGACTTTGGTGTAGGCGACCGTATGTACGCCACTGTACCGAAGAACCTTGTTTACGGTGTAGATACACTTAGCAACGAGACTTATGTGGGCGTTAAGGTTGGCACGGACACAGATTTGCGCCAAATCCAACTCCAAATTCAGTCAATACAGGGAGCCGGACTGAAGGTGCCCTACGCACACTCGTTTGCAATGTCGGACGGTAATCTCGCTAACCCTGACTTTGTAGCTGGTGATTACACCAACTCTAACCTCGTTGTTACTCTCGCAAAGGCTAACGCTCAGGACGAGGGCAACATCGACGGAACAGTGAAGGTGAATGGTGCTCCCTACAAGAATCCTATTGAGACTTCTGTAAATCAGGTTATCTCGCTTGAGGCAGCTGACGGCACCAACTACAAGTTTGTAAACTGGAGCAATGGTTCGACCGAGAAGAAGATCCAGCTCACTGCCACTGGCATGAGCATGGGTTTGATAGCCTTCTTCAAGAAGAACGGCTAATCCCGCGAGGCGGTTTCTTTTGTCTCTATAAATCCCCGGCGGCGGTCGCTTGACCTGACGGAAAACAGTGACCGTCGCCATTTCTTTTTTCGGATAACACAACACAAAAACTTATAAGAATATGGCAGTAACAGCAACATGTCCTGAGATTAAGGACGTCCTCGCAGCTAATGAATGCCTGGAGAACTTTGGTGGTCTTGGTGTCAATGTCTACGTCTTCAATAAGGCAGACCTTAAAGCTCCCTTGAAGGCCGAAAAGAACATCTACCCTGCATTGACCTCTGAGTCGTTCAACACTGGTAAGGGTCTTTACAAATTCGAGTGTAAGGATAGTAGCCAGGGACACTCTTTTGAGTCACTTGGTCGAAGAGGCGGTTATAAACAGCAGATTGACTTTGTGCTTGAAAGCGTAAACGCAGAGTCGGCAGAAGTGGGGCGTGCTCTGAACAACCTCGACCTTGGCTACATCTTCCAGGATGGTGAGAAGAACATCATCGTGTACGATTCTCAGCATAAGGTAGAGTATGCTTCCGGTGGCATTAAGGGCGACACGGGCAAAAAATCTGACGATGAACGTAGCGTTGTTTGTAGCGGAACTCTCCAGCCTACAACATACGGACGTTATGAGATTGCAGAGCCTGAGACTGGCGGTTGGGACTCGCTCCTTGCGTCAGCAAAAAAAGAGTAAGCGATATTGACGCACAGAGCGAGGACAATATCGCAAAAGAAGTGCTCGACAATGCCGACTCTTCTTTCTTCAGTGTAAGCGACGAAGAAGGAACAACGGCAAAGAAGAGCAAGAAATAATCGCTCATACGAGGAGGGTTTTTCATCATACGACAATTCCCTGCATCAATCCTTTATATATAAAAGGTATTGATGCAGGGAATTTTTATTATACACATATTAGTAATCTGATAAAATAATACTAAAATTAGCATTTCTAATGCCAAAACGAAACCAAATCAGATAAATACCTGTAACTTTGCAATTAGAAAAGATTTTTTGATTGCGTTTTGTTGTAAGCGTAGTATAACTAAAACTTATAGGATTTATGGAACTAAGACATTTGCGTTCGTTTGTAAACGTAGCTGAAACCAAGTTATTTAGTATGGCAGCCACACGTTGTTGCGTCACCCAGTCGGCGGTAAGCCAGCACATTCGTGCCCTGGAGGACGAGTTGGACTGCAAATTGCTTATCCGCACATCACACGGCATTATGCTCACCGAAAGCGGCGAAGCCCTGTTGCCTCGTGCCAAAGAAATACTGAAGCAGACCGAGGACTGCAAAGAGCAAATCTATGCCCTCAACAACTGCATGATGGGCGAACTGCGTATAGGCGTAGGTTCGTTTATTGCTCCGTACGTCCGTATGGCAGCATTGATATTCATGGAGAGATACCCTAACGTGCGTATCAATGCTGACTTCACCAAAGCATATCTTCTTAATCAGTCGCTAAGGGCGCACATGTTAGACCTTGCTTTCACCATGAATATGGCATACCGTCACGAAGGAATAGAGTCGCGCCCCTGCATACCTTTTAATGTGTATGCTGTCATGCGCGACACCCATCCGCTTGCCTCGCTCTCAAAGGTGTCGTTTGAGGACATTCTGAAGCACCCTATCATCATGCCCGACATAGGCGAACGTGCCATTGAGACTTTTCATCAATACATACAGCGCGACCTATATAAGCTCAACATTAAGTGCATCATCAGCGACCCCGACGAAGCTCTTGCCTCGGTGGAAGAAACCAAGTATATAACCTTCATGCCTAAGCTCTACCTGCGCAACCACCCTACCCTTGTGGCGCGTCCCATCGTCGGACTCGAACAGCAGTTGATGAGCAACGCCCACTGTATGCAGGACGTACCTAAGAAGCGAGCTGCACAACTCTTCCTCGACATCATCCGCGACGAGGTAGTGCCATACATTTCCGTAGCCGAAGAGTCGCAAGGGAAGTTCACACCGCCACCTTGATAGTCATTAGATTTTCTTATAATGAACCGAGCCTCACGTTAGCAGCGTGAGGCTTTTTAATTTTAGTATTAGCCGAAATTATATGTTATCCCATAGCAAGAACACTTAATAAGAAACTCTTCGCCCCCACCACTTTCTCCCATACCTTTGCAATAAGTTCAATAATGAACGAAACCAACCAAACACAAACAACTATGCAGATTAAAACTAATGACGGCAACTATGATGTTGCCAGCAAGGGACTCGGCAACACAGCCTTGGGTCTCGGCATCGCAGGCTTGGCAACGAGCCTATTGGGAGGCAGCGCCTCGCTTCTGGGCATTGGTAGAAACAACGGCATGACCGCCAATCCTACCGACCCTGACGCGCGTTTCGTAACTAAGAGTGAGACTAACCTTATCCAGGAGAACAGCACTCTGAAGACCGAACTCGCCATTCAGAAGAGCGAGAATTACACCGACAAGAAGCTCGTGGAAGTGACACAGTATCTCGACACGAAGTTGCGCCGTGTAGAAGACAAGGTGGACGCTAACAAGGATGCGCAGCAAGCCGTCAACGCACAGCAGATGGCTTACAATGCGGCAGCCAACGCCAATATCGACGTACTCAAGTCGCAGGTAGACTCATTGTTGAGCGTAACCAAACGGTTCATTCCTTCAACCAACGTATGCCAGACCGGTTGCGGTTGCGGTTGCGGATGCAATCAGTAGGAGAATGATGTAATCCTGTTGTATATATGGAATACAAAAACTCACAAATCTTGGCGGCAGTCGTGTCCGAATGGGCACGACCCGCCATTTCGCAGATAGCCGCAGGCAACCTCATGCGCCTACCCATGCTTCAGTCTCTGCAAGCCACCATCAGCTCGTTAGGCATTGTTAGCGGCAACTATGCCCTACAGAAGGACATCGAACCACTCATTCAGCCCATCGTCAACTCGCTCGTCGCACCTATGCTTGCCCGATATTTCGGTCAGATACCCGAAGAGAGCATACCGCAGATGGCACACGACATAGTGGAGAAGATGCGAGGTAACGGACCGCTGTCGGTGCTCGAAGGCATGGTGACGTTTGAGGAGGAAGACCTCAACGAGCTTGCCGATCTTCTTGACAAGAACCTTCCCGTAGAGCAGACGCAAGGCTATCAGGTAAAACATTGAACAGAGTAACAAACCAAGCGGCGGCAAGCATCGTCGCTATAATAAAACAAAAACGATTATGAACAAACGTACCATTCCGGCTATCATCATAGCCACACTTGCGGCAGGTGCAACCGCCGCCGCACCCTATTATGATGTCAACATCACACAGCAGCTCTGCACACCGGCTTGTGTAGACGAGACACCCGTGTTCGCTCCGAAATTCTCGGTCAAGAGCATTGCCAACGTAGGCACATCACAGTATATCATCGTCATTCATGTCGAGGGCGTAATAAACTACATCCCTTGCAACTGCGGCTCGTGCTGCACACGCTCACAAGTGGTGTCGCAAGACTTCACCATACCTGTGTTCAGCGCCACCGCCATCAATTCGGTAAGCATAGCAGTGGGAACCGTCCAGAACGGCATTGCACGCATATCGTGCTGCAACTGCTCCAAGACTTTTGTTTCCGACTGTCCCGTAACGCTCACCATTGTAACTACATAAAGCCATGATAGTTCTGATAGCTATAGCTACCATGATAGCCGCCACGCTCGCCCAACACCTCGGACTGGCCGAAGCCATTGCCCGTGTTGTTGACAAGGTGGCATCGTGCCCTCAGTGTTTCACCTTTTGGGTTACAATGTCGGCATTGCTCTACCTCGGCCACGATGTCTACACATCGGCATTGGCGGCTATTGTGGTGGCGTATCTGTCAAACTGGTTTGTGTTGTTGCTGCTTATTCTTCAACGAAAATTCACAAAGCTATATGAAAAAGAAAGACACACAACCGACCGCCTCGACCATTGAGGCAAAGGCAGAAAGCAAGCCCGAGGCGCAGACATTCTTTCCTATATTGCATGTCTCTGTGCAAAAAAGTCTGATTGTCCCACATTTTCGGGGTATTTGCCCCACATGTTAAACATATAAAAACTCAAACAAAATGAATTACAAACAGATGATTGAACAGGCTCGTGCCAATGGCATGGCTACTGAGAAGAAGATGTGGGCAGCAGTAGAAACTCTCTCTACCGACCTCCTTGCGCTTGAGCAGACCGACCCTAAGCTCTACTGGCACATCCTGCGCCGTCAGCACGCCGTTCTCTACGGACGGCACTACTCTGAGAAGATGGCCAACCACGATGTGAACGCCCTCGTCTATAGCGGCATGTACGATGAAGAGGGTATGCCAACCGACGGAGGCGCACACTGGACCCGTCTCAAGGTAGACGAGCTGACTAAGGGCATGAAGTTTCACGCTAACGTCAACGCATGGGACAAATATGTCGCCTTCAACTCTATGTATGCCGACCTTTGTGCTTGCATGAGCGAGGAAGAGATAATCAAAGCCGCCTACGCCTTCTACTTTTGCGATGACGACTGGCAGCCATGCGAAGACGACTGCACTAAGGTATGGGACTATAACGCCCTACACGCCACCCTCTAACATTCGGCTTTTACATTTGTTTTTAAGCCAATGGAAAACTCGAAATTAACAGAAAATTTGCACTCTTTTCTGTTTCTTTTGTGTATTCTGTTGGCTTATATTTTTTTCGTGCAAATAGCAAAATTCGTTGTCCCCTTCCCGTCGTTGTCCGCTTTCGATGTCCGCCCCACCAAAATAAATTTCTCTATCTTTGTCCTCGGAAAGTTTAATTAATTTATTGTTTTATGTTCAACACACCCGATACCCGCAGCATCGACCTGCGTATGCCCCGTTCATGGAACGAGTGCACCACCACGCAGCTTGAGCTAATCTCACGCGTCATGCTTGAGCAGATACAGCGCGTGGACCGCTACCATCCCTTTGACATGCGCAACGTAAAGATAGCTTGTTTCTTCGTGCTTGCCGAAGTTGATATAGTGAAAGGTCCAGACGAGTCGCTGCCCATCGAAGACCAGTACTATCTGTGCCGGATGGCATCCGACCGTCCGCGCCGCATCCGTCTGCCCCGCAAGAGCGATGACGAGAAGGTTTTCCCTATTTATCTCTGGCAGCTCAACTATTGGCTCACGGCCAAGCCCAAGACCGACGACCGCAACTCGCCCGAATACATTGCTGCAGGAGCCGGCACACTCGACTGGATGGATAGCGAGAAGGACAGTCCGCTCACACGTTTCCCCTACCCCACGCTTCGCCTACGCAATCCGCAGCACTGGTTACGCAAGCGCACCGAGTTTGCAGGTCCGGCTCAGGATATGGACGGTTTCTCATGGCAGCAATACCGCTTTGCCTCCGACCTCATGGGGCAATACACCTCGCTCGACAACAATCTTATCAAGATGAAGAAGATGGGTAAGTTCACGGCCGAACAGATGCAGTTGCAAGCTGACAGCGTAGACCAGGCACGCTCCATGTTCCTCGCCACCATCTTCAACCAACGCATCCCCTACCTCGACCCGAACACCTCGCTGCGCACCGTAGACTTCCATTACGACACCCGTCAGTTCAACGACAACGCAGCCTACTTTCGTCGCTTCCCCGACCACCAATGGCAACCCATCCTCTTCTGGTGGACCGGTATGATGCACACCCTCTCACGGCGTTATCCTCATGTGTTCAAGGTGCAGAAAATCGACCGCACACAGCGACCCTCCACCCCACTTGAGATATATACCGCCACCATCGCCACCATGCAGAAATACGCCTCGCTCACCGAAGACCAGGTGAACAACCAGTCGTATTCGCTTGTGCTGGAGCATCTGGAGCGGCTCTCGAAGGAGAATGAGGATATGGAGAAGATTCGCAAGGCGAAGTGAAAAGGGAAAAACGAAAAGTGAAAAATTCAATGGCTTATTAACGAAAATATAGAGAACAATGAAGCTAAAGACAACTGAAATTATTAAGAAGTTACATCCCTCTATCTTGAATTTCAGGATTAGGGTGAAGAACCAGTGGAAGTTGTATGGAGAACTAAAGTACCGTCTTTGCTGGAAACAAGATGTACTTGATTACTGCGACAATCGAAAAGAAGCTTCTCTTTCCATGCGGAAGGTTAAAGGCTATTTTGATTGGCGAGACCCTCGCTGTTTGCGTTTTCCACCTAAGAAATACGTTCCTAAGAATCTTCCGCTCATGGACATCCCTAAACCGTTGTTTCATATCATGAGGTTAAAGGAAAATCGGTTCAAGGTTGTCTGGATAAAGAATAAGCATTAATAGTATTAACGAAAATATAGAGAACAATGAGAACAATCAAGTTTAAGTCAAAGAGTCTTGAGGACGGGGAGTGGAATTATGGCGACCTGTCCCATGTGGCAGATCAGACTCTCGTAAAAAATAATCCGTGCCGTGAAGGGCGTCCTATTTATACGTTTGCCGTTGACCCTGCGACTGTCTGTCAGTTCACCGGCTTCCTTGATAAGAACGGCAAGGAGATTTATGAAGGCGACGTGTTGCGGTCAGACGAATATCCTTATAGCTGCATCGGAGATAAAAAGCGCGACAACTATTATGCCGTAGTTTATTACTGTGAGGAAGGAGCTTGCTTTGGCACTGTGACGACCAAGAATCCCAGTTCTGACGTAAGAGGCATTTCAGACGGCATACTTGATGATGTGGAGCGAGAGAAAATGAAGACCTTCGAGGTTGTCGGCAATATCCATGACCCCGAATGGCGACAATATAGTGAGTATTTTCAAGAGGAAGATAAGGAGGAGAACAATGATTAAACCCGAAGACCTAAGAATAGGCGACCTTGTAAGAGTCAGCAATGATAACTGTATGATACCCAAAGGAGCAATTTGCGAGGTTGTAGCCATAGACTCCGAAAGGTCATGTGAAGAAAAGAAGGGGATTGTAAGTTTGCTTCAAACTGATAGAGAAGAATGGGAGTTCTCTCACGGTGTTTGGTGTTATGGCATTGAAGGCATCTTTATCACACCCGAAATTCTTAACAAAAATGGATGGGGACAAAAAATGTTTGGAGGCTCAAAGTTCTTCTGTATTGAGTTGAACTGTTACTTGATGCTATGTGTGACGTATGAAAAGAAAGACAATAATTTCTCCGTTGGAACTTTTTCTCATATACCTGGAGGAGATTTAGATATAAATTATTTCCCGATAGACATTCAATACGTCCACGAACTCCAGCATATCATTTGGGCGTTAGGCTCGAGTGCAGAACTAAAAATAAAATAGAGAACAATGAGAACAATTAAGTTTAAGGCTAAAACAGCCAATGGAGAATGGGTAGTAGGCAGCCTCTTGCAGCGTCAGGATGGCAGCGTGTATATTTACGACGATAACAATGACGTTCCTTTTAGCGGTCTCGTATGCAGCGAAGAGGAAACAGCACTTAGAATACCCGTTGACCGAAATACCGTCTGCCAGTTCACTGGCTTCCTTGACAAGAACGGCAAGGAGATATATGAGGGTGACGTGTTGCGGTCAGACAAAGAGCCTTCGGGGATATTCCCTCTTGACAAAGATCCTCACATGGCAGTGGTCTGTTGGAGCGAAGAACACGGCGTGTTCTACAAAATGACGTTCAAGGATCCCGAAGCGAGAGTTTTTCTGAATGCCAATAGGTCGTGTCACGTCCTGTCACGCTTCATCCGCTCTTACGAGGTGATAGGTAACATCCACGACCCTGAGTGGAAGCAGAAGTTCGGTGGCAGAACAGAACGAAAATTGTCCATTGAAATATTTGATAATGATTGAAACGAGTAGCGTATGACAACAAATAATAGAGTACTATAAAGACTATGAAAGCAAGAAACAAGGTACTGTTTGACAGATACAATCTTTACTTCAGAGGAATCTGGAAGAAGCCGCGTAATTATCCATCGCTGTTAGATATGGTAGAGCGTCGCATAGGATGGAGGGCTGACGTACTTCGTTGTTGTGACAACTGGGAAGAGATTGTTTCTACTGATCGCAAAGCGCTTTCCAACTTTTGCGACCCGAAGGTGTTCCATTTCCCCAAAAAGCGGCGTGTGCCTCCTGAAGTTTTTGACCCGATGTATTCGATGTCTAATGAATATCATGTCGTAAGGAAGAAAAACAGTCGGTATAAGGTTGTTCTGAATAAGCCCCAAAGACGTTCTATTGGAAGAACCTTGGTGGTAGATACAAAGAGAGGTTATATCCGTGAGATTGGTGACAAGGTGTGGTATCATCCGGATTATATGGATTTCGGCTGTGAGACCTGTGCCGACTTCGGAACTTGTCGGTCTGGTCATCACGACAAGAGTTTTTGTGCGGTGGCTGCAAAGTTTGGGATCGGTCGCTGTAACACATGGCTGGAAGTAAGAGAAAACAATGACTGACCCTCACTACAAGCGCGGCACCATCCGCAAGGACGGCAAGCTGTATGGCCGCTATCCCGACGGATCGCTCTACCGCATCTACTCCACCACCGACCGACCGTTCCTTCAGTTGGTGGATCGAGCGGGCGAGACGTTCCTTCGCATACGTCAAGCCACCGAGCAGGGCTACACCGACTGTCCCTGCCCTGGAGCCGCCGACCTGAGTTATCCGTCCTCGGCTCTGAGGCGTAGTCGCACAGTCGGGAGGGGTAAGCTCGTAAACGCTCTGACCGCTGCAAGTGGCGGAATTTGCGTGTTTGTTGAATTATAAAAGGAGAAATAAATTATGATTATAACGAATGATTGGCGGCTCTGGCTCGCATCAATGTTGTTTACGTTTGTCGTAACAATTTTGTTTATGGCTTACATTTGGTGGACAGAGCGAAAGCTAAAGAAAGAGATAAAAAATGATAGAGAAATAGACTATCAGAATTGTGATGGGTATTTCTTGTGTGTGTTTACCAAAGGTGGTGGATGCGATTTGCACAGAGCCTCGAATGTCAAGCAGGTTGTTTCGTCTGTAAATAGAGATTACATCAACGTAATAATGACCGATGGTGAAGTAATGCATTATGAAAATGTCGTATCGTATGAGTTCAAACACGTTTTAGATTTGTCCTTGTATAATTTGAATACAGTAAAAAGAGTAGCTGAATAGGCTTGTAGAACATTTAACTAATAAAATTTAAGAAAAGAGAAAAACGACTGCCCGACGTGCTGTTAATGTCGGATAAAGCATCCACCTTAATGTCAAACTCAACCAAGGACGCTTGCATCTGCGTCGAATCTGACGGACAAAGTGTAAGTTTTAAGGACGAACCATCGGAAGGTGTAACGATGGATATTACAGCCGAGTATCGCAACATCGTTCAGTTGTGGCACCCTGCCACAGAAAAGCCTCATTGCATAGGTCAACTTCTCTGTTGGTGTCATGACGGAAATTTCTTCGTACACAACCATTACAGCCATGACGATGAAAATTGGCTTTTATTCATCAGCACTAACAACATAAAGCGTTATTGCTATATTTCCAATTTGGAACCCGAATGATTTATTTGAGATGACTGACATTAAGATATCCGTGCATCCCGTTAGCCATCGGCTTGAATGGCGAGGATGGGGTAATTTCTCGCCCTCCCTTCGAGCCACCGACTACAAATGCCCACACTGTATAATGATTGAATATGACTAATCTTGACTTCTACCAATATCCTCGTGGCAAAAACGGGGGGTACTAAACACTATGATTTGTCCGACCGTTACTATATCTTTATGGCAGCACAACTATTTTCTGATTGAAGAATATGATTGACATCCAACCCTTAAATGTCTGTATGGGAGGAATAGCAGTAACACTGAATACACGATACGAGCGGCTTTGCATTGAGCATTTGATGTCACTTGCCCACTTTCAGAGGACAGGCGTAATGATAGAATACAAATAACAGCAACTATATGATCACAAAACTCAATTTCACTGACCGCACCATCAAGAGCTATGCCATCCGCAAGCTCACGCCAAAGGAGTGTTTCCGCTTGATGGGCGTTCGCGACAACGTAATCGGCACGATGCAGAGCAGCAATGCCCAAGCAGCCGAACGTCTGCCCGACTGGAAGGGCAAGGGTAAACCTGAAGACATGGCTATATCTGCCTCACAGCAGTACAAGCAAGCCGGAAACAGCATCGTGGTGGACGTGTTGGCCCACATCTACGAGCAGCTTTTCTATCCTACGCCCAAACCTCGTAAGCAAAAGCAGCTCTCACTCTTCGACGACCTCGAAGACACATTACCCGCCCTGCCGCCCACCGCAGCCGACAAGAACGAGGAGAAGATTTTCCTCACCACGTTCTCCGGCTACGACTCACAGCTCATGGCAGCCGATGTGCTCCGCGAGTGGCATCCCGATTTCCGCTGGACGTGCAAGGGATGGAGCGACATCGATAAATACGCCTGTCAGATGCACAACCTCGTCTTTCCTCAGTTTGCCGACTGCGCTCTGGGCGACATCACCAAGATTGACTGGCACGAGGTGAAAAGCTCGCTCGAAGGTCGCGAAGTTGACCTCTTCACCTACTCCTCCCCTGCCAGGACATCAGTTATGCTGGCAAGCAGATGGGCTTGCAGGAGGGCAGCGACACCCGAAGCGCACTCCTATGGCGTGTGGCGGATGCCGTGGAGGTGCTTCGCCCGAAGTATCTCTTGCAGGAGAACGTGGCGGCACTGGTAAGCCAGAAGTTCATGCCCGACTTTCAGAAGTGGCTCGACAAACTCTCGTCGCTC